CGGCCCACTCGGGCGGTGTCACCGGGAATCCCTTGAGGACAAGCTCGGCGGTTATGTCAGGCTCCAGGATCTGGCGCGGGCTGCGCGGGCCGAATGGAGTCCATGGAGTTGCGAAAAGTTCACGGCCAACGTTAGGCCTGGACATCAGGACGCAAGGCCACCGGCTGTCAGTTGGACCAGGGATATGCCCAAGTACGACGACCCCAGCTGACACGACCCTAGCCAGGGCAAGGAGACGGGCAAAGATTTCAGGTGGAGCGAATCCCTTTGCCTCGGCGAAGAATGGGAGTCGTCCCGGCAGGGTAAAGTCTGGGACGCCCCGGTAGGTACCATTTCTGGCGCGGATGAAGTAGCGCTCGTAGTCAAACGCAATCCCTGCCTCATTCAGGAATACTGCCCAGCGAGCCTCCAGGCGTGATCGGAACAGGATGCCATTGTACCTCGTCGCTACTGACTCGTTCGGCGTTGCCCGGTTACTCACCATAGTATTCTACCCGGTCGTGACGACTCGAAACGTTACCCGTCGGTAGTAAGCGGACGGTTACGGAAAGTTATTATCGTTTTGCGGTAGACTTTTAATGTTTGATAGGATACAATCGACTCGGAACGGAACCGGGACGCTGCGGAGGGTGGTGATCTAGGGTGGAGGGTCTGAAGTTCTGGCCCATGGTGGTTGGTGCGGGTTTGTCCCTTGGCCCGTCACCTATTGGATGCGCAGCGTTGTGCTCTGGGAGTTTGGTGATATGCCCGTGAGCCGTGGTTCCTGGCGTACGACGCCCCTGCCCAGTGGGTGGGGGCGTCTGCGCGCCTCGGTACTGATCAGAGACCCGATCTGCCGATGGGGGATGCTTCCGGGCGAGGATGGCCCGTGCCATATGCCGTCGACGACTTCTGACCATATGGGTCCGCCCGATGACCACCGTATCGAGTTGCTGCGCGGGTTGTGCGAGCCGCATCATGTGCGCCGGTCTGGTCAGCAGGGCCAGGCGGCGAAGACCGCCAGGTATAGAGCAATGAAGTTCCGGCCGAAGGAGCCACATCCCGGCTTCATTAGGGATGGTGGATTATGCCTCCAGCGCCGTTCGTGCCTATCCAGAAGCACCGCTCGCCAGGGGACGGCGAGAAGGCATGTCCGACCTGCTCGGGGACAGGGTCGGTCGACACGCACATCTGCAAGACCTGTCATCACTCCGGGGTAGTGCCGGAGTCCTGGAAGCCGGGAGACGGACCCGTCACGCCTGGCGATAAATCCACCAACAAGGGAAATGGCCCAAAGGGACGGGCCTGAGTGAAAGGGACAGAAGTATGGGCTGGAGACTGGTACTAGTACCTGCATATGTGCCGGGGAGCGCTCCCGGCGCACCGTCACACCCGATCGTGCTACCGCCTGAATCAACGACACCGCCGTGGAGCCCGCACCCCGAGCACCCGATCCCGCCGACCGTCTGGCCGCAGCCGCCGACCGGCGGCGGCAGCCCGCCCGGCTTCTGGGGCGGCACGCCGCCCGAGTACGTTGATATCGGCCTGCCCATGCCGCAGCCGCCCAGCGGCGGTGCGCCGCCGTACCCGTCGCACCCAATTCCGCCGACCGTGTGGCCCAACCCGCCGTCGGGTGGCGGTGGTGGGGAGCCGCCGGGATTCTGGGGTGGCGTAGCGCCGCCCTGGGTGGACACCACCCCGCCTCAGCCGCAGCCGAGTCCTGGCTGGCCTCCTGTGGCGATGCCGCCCATCTACTACCCGCCGACGGGAGGTGATGGTGAGCCCGGTGCGCCGACGCATCCCATCTACCTGCCGCCGGTCATCTGGCCGGACCAGCCCGAGGGGCTACCGTCCTTCGATCCGGACCAGATCCCTGGACACCCGGACCTGCCGGACCTCAACTACGGCGTCTGGTACTGGGTCGACAACGACGGCGCGATGGAGCGGGCCTTCATCGCCCAGGTAGTCCGGCCGGGACACGACCTGCCGGGCTACGAGCCCAAGCTGCCGCCTGAGGACCGGCAGCCCGGCAACTGGGTGGTGTGCCTGATCAATCCGCAGCGCCCGGCCTGGGCGTGGGTCCCGTCAGCGGCGGCCGACCTGCCGCCGTCCGGTGAGCCGCCGCAAGTCGAGCACCACTCCGCGAGGTAGGAAGCAGGTAGACAATGCAGTTCAACCATACGGCTACCGTCGCCGGGGCTGGTCCCGGTGTTGACGCGGGGGCCGGCAAGACGTACCGGCATCTGGGGATGAAAGTCTCCGGCAATGCTCCGGACTGCGTTGTCAACCTCGAAACCTCGCCAGACGGTACCACGTGGACCGTCGTAGATGTGGTCACTGGCGGGAACCGCTGGGCGCTGGCAGGCCTCCATGCCAACGTCCAGCACGTCCGCTCCAACGTCATCAACCTCGGGGCGGCAGGACTACCAATCTCAACAACCCTCGTATACGGCAACTAGGGAGGGGTCGTGGTAGCAGCCAGGAAGAAACCAGCTCAAAGGACCGGCGCGGGTTCCGGGGTAGCTGATGACCCGCGCTTCCTCTCCGTGTCCAAGGGTGCCTCGCGTGCCAGGGAAGTTCCCATTCCTGACGCGAACCCCAGCTGGCTTCCGGCGGCACGGTCCTGGTTCCGCTCCCTGGCGCTGTCGGGCCAGTCTGAGTTCTATGAGGCTTCAGACTGGTCCACGGCAGTACTTGCGGCACAGATCTATGACATGTTCTTGCGGTCGCATCATGCGAATCTGCTGCCGTCATTCGAGCGGCTGTCGGCGAGGCTCGGCGTGACGGTAGCCGACCGAAAGCGCAACCGCATCGAACTCAACGAGCCTGAAGTTACTGACATCGATGAGGAAGCTGCCGACCAGGCGGTCGTCGACTGGCACGGCCGCCTCGGCATCGTGCGTGATACCGGAACGGACGGGTAGCCATGGTCAATTTTAATCCTGGCGAGTTCCGGGGATTCCACGGGCGCTGGCAGTTGGGTGGAGAGCGCCACGCTCATCTCCGACGCAGGAAAGGAATTCTTGGCGCGGTAGAGCACGCCGCTAGTGCCGGAATTGCCAGGGATAGCCGCAAGGTTGAGCGGGATGCTATCAGGGCACAAAGAGCTTCCAATGTGCAGATCCGGAGGGTTGCCGAGGCTACCGCGAGGTCACGCGGCATATCTACGTCAACGTTCAGGCAAGCCGAGAGGCAAGCGGGCGTAGGCAGAGGCACTGAAAGGGCCGCAGCCGGGGAAGGCAAGAAAGAAGCGCGAAAGACGACACGGCGTAGGCGTAGCAGACTACGGTCGATCACACGTGGTCGGTATGGGCGCAGGAGGTTTGGTGGGGGACGTTCGCACGTGGCCGGGCTTCTCAGGGCGGTTGCCCTAGCACGTTTGCTCCGCGGGCGCAAGAAGACGACTGCCGGTACCAGAGTCCATGTCCCAGGCGTACCGACCGCCAAGAAGGCGCCAAAGCCAAAGAAGGCAAAGGCAAAGGCAAAGCCGAAGGCAAAGCCAAAGGCAAAGCCGCGTAACATTAGGCCACCGAAGGCACCTACTGGTAAGCGACCATCGACTGGGACGGGCAAGGGCGTAGCTCAGAAGGTTACGCCGTCATCGCAGGTGATGGCGAACCTTCAGAGGTACGTTAACGCGCCTGGCGGTGCCCGGGCCGGTGTCGGCACGGCCGGAAGGTCATCGACGGCGAGATCCGGTGTCAGCGCTGGAGCAAGGGCAGGCGCTAGGTCGTCGTCCGGACGTTCGCTGGTTGTTGGAGGAAGACGGCACTAGCTGATTGGGGTGACTTATGGACATTGCGCCGCGTGACCGTCTCGTCACCCTGCCGGAGGGGATTCCTAAGCTCACCCTTGGCTGGGAAGCTATTCACTGGGCGTCGAAGTACCTCAAACAACCAGACGGGCCGGATGCGGGAGACCGCTGGGAGTTTACGGAATCGCAAGTGCGCTTCCTTCTGTGGTGGTACGCGATACGGGAGGATGGGCGTTGGGTTTTCTACCATGGTGTACGGCGCTACCCAAAAGGCGCTGGGAAGTCCCCATTCGCGGCTGTACTAGCCATGATCGAGCTGCTAGCGCCCGTTCGCCTGCTCAAATACGATCTCGACGCGCCTGGTGGATGTCTTGGCAAGGTTGTATCTATGCCGCTCGTTCAGATCGGCGCTTCATCTCATGACCAGGCAAACATCAACACAATGCGCATGGTCCGGGCTCTCCTACCAAAGAATTCGAGAATCCTCAAGGACTATGATGTCGAAGCTGGCAAAACCATCTTCCATATCCCAGGCGGTGGCCAGCTCATGGTCATCACGTCTTCTCCCACTACCGAGGAAGGGGCGCTGGTCACGTTTGCGATTCTGGACCAGACGGAATCGTTTACGCCGTCCAACGGTGGAGTTGAACTTGCCGAAGTTATGGACCGTAACGTCGGCAAGTCTGGGTCGCGGATTATCGAGACTTCGAATGCCTGGGAGCCGGGGAAGGAAACCGTTGCTGAGAACACGTTTGATGCTTGGGTGGCGCAGGAGGAAGGGCGCCTCAAAGGCAAAGGCCGTATCCTATATGATGCGCGCATGGCCCCTCCTGATGTCGATTTCGATGACATCGCCTCGATTCGCAAGGCTGTCGAGTTTGCTTATGGTGATGCTTATTGGGTGGATGTTGAGGATATTGTGGAGAACCGCATCCTCTCGCCTCGCACACCGCTCGATGTCTCGAAGCGTTATTACCTCAATTGGCCAGAGTCTCCAGAAGATGCCTGGACCACGCCACAGAAGTGGGCGCGTCTTGCGGATGTTGAATTCCGTATTGAAGATGGCTCTGATATCGCAATGTTCTTCGATGGCTCGCGGACTTCGGATGCTACGGCTCTGGTTGGATGTCATATAGAGACCGGGTTTGTATTCTCGCTCGGTATCTGGGAGCCTTTGGGATCTGGGAAGCCGATCCCGGTCGATGAGGTACACTATGCCGTACGGGCGGCAAAGGAAAAGTGGAACGTATGTGCGTTCTTCGGGGACGTTAATGAGTGGGAAGAGTCCACGAAGATAACTTGGCGTGAGGAATTCGAGGATACGCTGGACGTATGGGCGGTGCCGACCGGGCGCGACCCGCAGCCGGTTGCCTGGGACATGCGCTCGCACGTCGCGGAATTCACGCATGCGTGCGAAATGGTACTTGGCGAGATTGATTCGCCCGTGCCGTCATTCAAACACGATGGCGACTCGGCGCTAGGCCGTCACGTAGCGAATGCCCGGCGTCGGCCGAACCGCTGGGGCGTGTCAATCGGCAAGGAGTCTCCTAAGTCGCCTAAGAAGATTGACGCCTGCGTCTCTATGATCGGGGCGCGGCACGCTCGACGTCTCGTGCTAGCTTCAAAGAAGTACAAGGAACGCAAGGATGCTGCCATGAAGCGTGGTGGCCGTCGTGTCTGGAGTTTCAGCTAATGAGAAGGTTCACACTTATAGAGTTGATGCTTATGGTATCGGCCGGATGCTTCATAGTCATCACCATCGCCGTAGGGCATATAGCTGGGTGGTGGTAGTATGATTATCGGGACAAATGACGTTGTTGAGGTCGTCAATACAGCGCTCGACGCTAGGCAGGCCGAGCAGACCCGTCTGCGTCGTATAGGGCAGTACGTTCGTGGACGGCAAGACCCGCCCTATATTCCCAGGGGCGTTAATGCGGAGTACCGCTGGATTGCTAAGAAGGCAAGGCGTAACTTCTTGCCGCTCGTCGTGTCGGTGATCTCGGAGAACCTACACGTTGACGGCTACAAGCCAGCTGGCACTACGGCGAATGAGATGGCGTCTCCGCAGAAGCCGCAACCAGAGTGGGATGCGTTCCGGGCAAATCGAATGGTGTCGCGGCAGCACGGGGTTCATCGCTCGGTTATCAAGTATGGTGCGGCATACACTCTCGTGCTGCCGGGCATGATGGCTTCTGATGAGGAGCAACTCGCTGATGTTCCGGTGATCCGGCCCGTGTCACCGCGCCGGATGACGGCGTTCTATGCGGACCCGATTGACGATGAGTGGCCGCAGTTTGCTATCGAGGTAGACATCAAGAATCTGCCCAAGGGCAAGCAGCAAATGATAGTCTACGTTTACGATGAGGAGTACAGGTATATCCTGCAGGGGAATGTTTCGCCGAATGCTACGACTTCTCAGCTCCAGCTAGCGGACGCATCGAATGCTCTTCTTCAGGGGCAGCCGACGGTAGCTCAGCATAGTATGGGGATCTGTCCGGTCGTCCGGTTCCTGTATGAAGTTGACCTTGACGGCGAGGATGACTGTGTAGGCGAGATCGAGCCGATCATGCCGATCCAGGACCAGATCAACTTCGATACGTTCAATCTAATGATCTCGACGCAGTTTGCCGCGTTCCGGCAGAGGTACGTCTCGGGTATGTCGCCGGTCGATGAGGAGGGTCGTGAGCAAGCTCCATTCCGCCCAGGCGTGGATCGTGTATGGGCTTCAGATGATCCGACCACGAAGTTTGGCGAATTCGGGGAGACGGCTCTCCAGCCATACTCATTGGTGCGGGAAGACGGCATACGGCATATGTCGACAATCTGCCAGGTACCGCCGTATCACCTGCTCGGTCAGGTTGCGAATATGTCAGCTGAGGCGCTCGCTGCGGCACGGGATGGTTTCGATCGGAAGGTTGAGGAACTTCAGGCTGCCCTAACCGACCCGTGGCGAAATGTCTTCAGGCTTGTGGACCTGGCATCAGGAAATGACAAAGGATGGAACGACCTGTTCGGCACGATCGTATGGAGGGACACGTCGGCGCGGGCATTCACGTCAACGATCCAGGGCCTAGTCGCTATCGCGCAGCAACTTGGCGTACCGGCGACGGAGCTATGGCAGAGAATCCCAGGGGCCACCGCGGATGACGTTGCTTCCTGGCAGCTCGCATACCAGAGGCAGCAGGCTCAGGCGATAGTGGAGAATATGATCCAGCAGCAGGCGGCAGCGGCCCAGGCTGCGGGTACTACTGTCCCTCCGGGTTCGGTGCCTCCCGGGCAGGCTCCTGGCGTTGGCGTAATCCCGGCCGGTGGGGTTGGTCCTATCTCACCGCCGCCGCCGGCATTGCCTCCTGGTTCGCCTCCTGCTGGGGGAGGTCCGGCTCAGCCATGATGATTCCCGTTTCTGACAGGCAGGCATCAGATCTGCTATTCAGTATGTACAAAGGACATCAGAAGTTGATCGCGGCGCGGGTCTCAGCAGCTATTGGGTCATTTTGGTCGTCGATGATTGACCCGGCATACTTCAATGATACGTGGAATCGTTTCAGCCCGATCGTGAGAGGTATCATTGATACGCACTATCAGATGTCTGCTGCTGACGCTAGCAACTACTATGGGCTGTCTCGTGCTGTTGCTGGTTTTGTCGGCCCTACTGTTCCTGGCAGGAATCTTGGTAGCGGGTACCTTGAGACATTGACAGACAAGGCAGGCAAGGGCTCGTTCTATCAGCATGTCGATAGCGGTAAGCCTGTGGCGGTAGCCTCAGAGATGGCTCGGCGCGGTCTTATGGGCGCTTCGGTGCGGGTAGTCCTCAATGGCGGACGCAATACGGTAACAAATGCAGCAGCGGGGGATAATGTTGCTACTGGCTGGGAGCGTATTGTTGAATCTAGCCCCTGTGCCGATTGTGCTAGGCGTGCTGCTAGCGGTGGTGTACGTAAAGAACAATCGTCTTCGTTCCGTGCGCACGATCACTGTACGTGTCTGGCTCGCGTTGTATTCAGGGGTCAGAGTTCGGCTAATGCTGGCCTCGCTGAAGAGTGGGGACGGACGACGATGGGTAAGAATGGGAAGGACGCGATAGCGGCCTGGAATCAGTATTGGAGTGAAAAGAATGGCAGCAACAGGAACGGCGGTGGCGGGGCAGAAGCTACGCCAGCGTCTACAGCAGAAGGGGCAGGCGATGCCCCCGTCGAAGTCCAATCAGTCTGACTCGCCGCGCTTCCCGATCCAGGCGCGTACTGGGCCGAACTCGCTGGCGTCGGCTATCAAGGCCGTCGGCCGGGCGCGGCCTAACACGCCGGCCGAGCACAACAAGGTTCGCGCCTACATTAAGCGCGTAGCCAAGGCAAAGGGGTGGCACTCGGACATCCCTGACTCCTGGAAGAAAGGTGGCGGCAAGTGAACACCATACTTCTGCGCTCGGGCGCGGAAGTGGAGATGCTCGGAGTCGATGAGGACTCCGGGTGGCCGCTGATCGAGATTCCCGGCATCGGCCTAGTAACGGTCGATCCGGTCGAGATCCAGGAGGGGTGGAACGATGACTGAAGTAATTGACGCTGTCATCAGCACTCTAGATGATCCGGTTCAGCAGTCGGTTTTGTTCTTCCCGGTCGGGAACGATGTTCAAGTGACCGTGCGGTACCCTAGCATTTCTGACGGTACCGGGTGTCAGTCGGAGTTCTACTACAAGGCCGACCGTACGACTTCGGACACAGATCCCTCGACGGTGGTCTTCACTTCCCTGGTCATCGCGGACCCGGATAACACCGGGGCGACGATGTCTACATTCACTATCGACTCTTCGGACAACGCCATGTCCGGCGCATACTGGTGGAGAGTCGACTTCCTGGATGCGGCGGATTCTCGTACCACCGTTGGGTTCGGAACTCTGATAGTGGAGGCCGTGTGATGGGCACTAATCCTCCGGAGCATACCCAGATGCCGGCGCAGCTACTGCGGTACTGGACGACGGGGGCTGGGGCGGCCAAGCTTCACTGGGGAGTCCCCGGTGACTTCGACGCTTGCGTAGCCACGCTCTCGAAGTACGTTTCGCCGGGCATGGTAAAGGGTCTCTGCGCTAACATCCACCGGCACGCAACCGGAGGCTGGCCCGGGCACGCTCCTGGTGAAGAAGCACTCCGAAAAGTCAAGGGCTGAAGGGTCTAGACTTCCGGACGTGGATAGGCTATAATCGCGGTAGGCATAGGACTGGAGGGGTTCGATGAGCGAGGTCAAGGTGAGGACCGGCTCTGTAAGAACTTCGCCGACCCAGATGAGGACTCGCGGTGAACGTCCGCCTCGCCTGGTTCCTGTGACTGAGCAGATGCCTGGGGAAGTTGACCCCCGTTATAGTTCCGTTATACAGACTCTTACGGTCCTGCCTGCGACGATCAACCTGGTTATATATCAGGGCGATGACTTCTTCTTTGACATGCAAGTCATGGATCAGAACAGCAATCTGATCGATCTTACTAATTCACAGCCGATGAGCCAGATCCGGCTAAACCCTGATGCTCCGACGATTCTTGCCAGTTTTGTCGTAACGATTGACACCGGTGTTCTTGGATTGCTACATTTCCATCTTCCGGCCATTCAGTCCAATCTTCTGCCTCTGACATCGGCTTGGGACGTACAGCTGTCGAATCCGAACATAACGACTCTCGCAGCCGGGTCGGTTACCTGTGAGCCGCAGGTGACGCAATGACCGAAACGTACGAGCCATTCCAGGTTACGGTGACGGCGCAGGCTACGCCGGTAGTCACGGCGATACTGCCATCGACGGCACAGGGTAGTACGCCGTCGGTGATGTGGTATAACGTCAAGACGATGTACGGCGCGGATAATGCCGGAAACATAGACTCGACTACGGTCATCCAGAACGCGATCAACGCGGCGCATAATGCTGGTGGCGGGGTCGTATACTTCCAGCCTGGCACGTATAAGATCAGCGCGCCTCTCGTAGTTTACGGTGGCATCCAGATACGCGGCGATGGCGATGCCAATACCGTCATTAACCAGACGTCTTCTGGCTCCAACTGCTTCACTGGAACTGACCTAAACAATTTCAAGGTAAGCAACATCCAGCTGTCCGGTCCAGCGGCCGGAACCGGCAAAGGAATTCAGCTTGGGCTAAGCTCCCATGCTAGCACGGGATTCCTACATTTCGAGGATGTTTTTGTACAGAAGTTCGGCGGGGATGCTATTGACATCGACACCCCGATGGCGTCGGTGTTCGATAGGATCATAACGCAAAGTAATAATGGCAATGGCTGGAATACGCATAGCTCGACGTACGGCGATAGCTGTGTCTGGAATGCCTGCTTCTCAAAGAGCAACGGGCTAGCCGGGTTCACGCATACCAATTTGAATTACTCGGACATGAATGGCTGTGCGTCCGACGGGAATGCGCAGGGCATCGTCCTGACCAACTGCCAGTCCGTGGTGATTAATGGTCCCGGCGCGGAATCGAATACCGGGGACAACTTCACGATTTCTGGCGGGTTCGGCAACGTCCTGGTTTCGCCGCGCGTATTCCAGAACGCTAACTACGGCATCAGGCTGACGGCGAACGCGAAGAACTGCTCAGTTATCGCCGCTGTTGATATCGCTCCTTTGCCAGGCGCGGTAGCTTTCGTCATTACGGACGCTGGTACTACCTGCTCGGTGATGAATATCAACAATACGTCTCCGTTGACGTTTAATGGCTCGGTTACCGTCCTGAATGATGGCAGCGGAGACATTTCCGCGCCGGGACTGATTACTGCGTACGGCGGGATCGATACTACTGGGTTGTCGACGAGTGCTGTTGCGAAGACTGGTGCCTATACGCTTACCGGGACTGATAGTACCATACTTGCTAATGCGAATAGCGCCGCGTTCTCGGTAACGCTGCCGAGCGCTGCAGCCGCCGGTATCGCCGGGCAGATCTACACCGTCAAGAAGATTGATGCCTCGGCTAATGTAGTGACCGTAGCTACTCAGAGTAGCCAAACGATTGATGGCAAGCCGAATGCCACCTTGACGACGCAGTATAACTTCGTCATGGTTCAGTCGGACGGAGCTAACTGGCAGATTATCGGCGGTATCGCAGTTGGCGCTACGGGGCCGCAAGGTCCGGTAGGTCCATCGCCAGCCCAGATAATTGATGTTGGTGATAATGCTGCTGCATGGTCGTATGTACAAGGCAATAATGGCTTCATGCCAACGACGGCCCAAGGCAATCCTGGTACATCATATTTGCTGTCGAATAGCAATTTCACGGTCGGTCGGAATATTGGGCCTCAGGCGCATTACCAGTTTGATTGTTATATCGCGGCAGGCGGATGGATTAATTTCTACTTTGGATGTAATTCGGCCGGAGCCGGTTACATGTCCAGAATTGATACTCGTTCGGGCCAGCCGAATGGAATAAGCACCGCAACTGCATGGAACACATTCAGTGGTGTGAATGGGGCTTTGCCTGCAGCTACCGCTGGTGTGTGGCACACGGTTACGGTCGATGTAGGCTCGAACCTGCTTACCATGAAGGTCGATGGGGTAATTGTCTATAGCGGTAATCTTGGCGGTACAATTGCTCCAATGGGCAATTATATTGGCATGAGTACTGCGGCAACTACTTCTTACTTTGACAATATCTATGTTGGTTATTCAGGGCCGGTTAGCTCACCGTTGCAGGCATTTGATATTGCGGATAGTGCTGCGGCCTGGAACTATGGAGCGGGCAACGCAGGATTTGCTGTATCTGGCGCCCAAGGTAATCCGGGCAACTCTTATATCGTACCGGCTGCGGTAGTCGTTACGCGGAATATCGGGGCTCAGACTCACTACCAGTTCGACTGCTATATCCCGGCAAACCTTCTGTGCGATTTCTACTTCGGGTGTAACGCGCTCGGAGCTGGCTATATCGCTCGCGTCGATAGCCGGGCCGGAACGAACTGTGGCGTAGGCACAACTACGTCCTGGGGCGCTTTCGCTGGTATTGTGGGGTCGGCAAATATTGGTCCAGTTACTTCTGGCGTATGGCACACCGTCACGATCGATGTAGGCATAAACCTTATAACGATGAAGATTGACGGGATACTGGCTCATAGCGGTAATATGGGCGGTACCGTCAACTCTATGGGCGCATTTATAGGGCTATCCAGTGAGACTGGATCTTGCTACTTTGACAATATTGGCATTGGCTATAGTAGTCCTCCTGCTTCTCAGCTAGGCGTTCTGTGGTATAATGTCAAGACGATGTTCGGCGCGGACCCAACTGGCAACATCGATGCGACGGCCGCGATCAATAACGCTATTGTCGCCGCGAATGCGACGGGATATGGCGGTACTGTTTACTTGCCGCCTGGGTGGTACAAGATATCATCTCCAATAAATTTCAACAACTGTAACTTTGTCGAGCTTCGCGGTGATGGTACCGCATCAAGGCTTCAGCCAACTGCTGCGTTTGCGGGTGCTGCGGCAATCATTTCTACGGGTGGCGGTCGTAACGCTGTAAATAATTTCTTGATTCAATTCACCACGGCATGGAATACTAACCCGGTTGCTGATGGTATTCAGGTCGTACATTCTCCGTACTTCCAGACTACAAATGTAGAAGTCCTAGCTTTCAACGGGTATGGTATAAGCGTCATATGTGACGCAACTGGTGGTAGTTCATGGGCGCATATTAGTAGGCTCTTTGCGAATGGTTGCAAGGGCGGGATAAACCTCCAGGGTAGCGCTGGAGTTAGCACTACATTCACTTCAACGATTAATGAATGTAACCTTGTCAATTGCCAGGCATCTGCTGCTATTAACATCCAAGACGCGATACACGTCGAGGTTGATAATTGCATCATTTGGGGCAATCAGGGTAATGGCATCGTTATTTCCGGCGTATCTACCAATATCTTTATTGAAGGAACGGACGTCGGGTCCTACAGCGGCACTACCGGATCAGGATTGCTCGTTCAGAATACTGGCGCCAATAACCCTGGCGATATATACATATCAAACTCTTATTTTGCCGGAGGTCTCTACGCCGGGCTGATTGCTGCCGGAGCAAGAATCTATGCTACGAATTGCGTATTTGGATGGGCGCAGAGTCACGGACTGTACTTTAGTGGTGTTGCCACTACTACCTTCGTTACATTGACTAACTGCCTATTCACGACTAATGGTAGGACTGCTGGAACATGCTACGAATTGTTCTGGGCGGGTAGCGGGATCATCAATGTTATAGGATGCCAGTTCGGAACCTGGGTTAACACTACTCCGACTGCTGGCTATGTTGCAGCAACGATGAACTTTACGGCCGGTACATCGACTGTTAGTGATTGCCAGATTCTTAACAACGTGGCCCCCGGTACTGGCACGTACGCTGGCCGTCCGACGTATTCGGTAAACAACTATGGCGAGCCGACATCTAACTTCCCGGCTGTGAGGGCTGGAGGTATTGCTGGTACGACTAATGCTACGCGATATGTCGGTGCTACTGGTGGTGGAGGTCCGCCTGGTTCCGGTACGTTCGCTGTCGGTGACTTTGTCGTAGATCCGCAGGGTCAGGTTTACATTTGTACAGTTGCCGGGTCGCCGGGTACCTGGACTGGCACAGGCCCTTACACGGTATTTGCTTATGCTAACCCTAACTATACCGTGCCTGCTGATAACTTGCCGCATAATATTGTCGGCGCTGTCGTGACTGTGAATGTTCAGCCTGGCTGGGAAGTTCTTGTTAACTATTCATCATTCGGCTTGATTGGTGAAGCCAATGCTGCTGCTCATGCCATCCTGAGCTGTAATCTTTTCCTTGATGGAGCAGCGGCACCAGGTGTTCCTGCAGGAATGTTGTCTGCCAGAAACGCTAGTATTGGTTATGCCGCAATGATTTCAAACATATGGAAATTTACCGGACTATCGGCTGGCAGCCATACAATTCAGCTTGTCTGTCAATTCAATGGGACGACTAGTGCGGCTATTATCCAACAGTCTTCAATTTCAGCTACTGTTTCTAGACCACCAATGTAGGAGTGTATGATGAGCGCTGACGCAGCTGACGCCGGAACGGCGAATGGTGCTGTGCCCGGAACGGGTGAGGGCGATACCGAGGGCCAAGGGCAACTCGAAGGTGGCGAGCAAACGCAAGGCCAGGAGGGCGAAACGCCTGACCCGGCTGCCGAACTCGCTCACTGGAAGGAGATGGCGCGGAAGCACGAGAAGCGCGCCAAGGAGAACGCCGCAGCAGCGGCGAGACTGAAGACGATCGACCAGGCCAATATGACTGAGGTCGAAAAGGCCGTAGCAGCACAGCGCGAAGCGGAACGCGAGCGCGACGAGGCACGCGATATGCATGCCCGCATGATGGCTGCCGCGGCCCAGGACCTACCAGTAGAACTCATCGATTTCCTCGGCACCGGAACGGAAGAGGAAATTGGCGAGCGAGCAGAGCTACTCGCCAGCTGTATCGAAGAGACCGCTCAGGCGATAGCGGAACAATTGCTGAACGATAAGATCGCGTCAGGCGAACTTGTCGTCGCAAACGGCAATGGCCGGAACGGCCAGCCTCAAGTCGTACCGGGTCGCCCGGTCGAATCCCTGCGGGCTGGATCAGCCCCCGCCGGAACGGCGCCAGCAACCCAAGAGCAATGGTTCCGACAGCTGCTCGGACAGTAGTTAGAAAGGATGCCCTATGGGCATTTACAATGAAGGAGTCGTCCGAACTCAGGGCGCTCCCGACCCTCTCGTGCCGCAGCCTCTAGCGACGGCCATTATCCAAGAGGCGCCAAAGGCTTCGGCGGCGCTCTCGCTCATGAACAAGACAACCCTGTCATCGAAGACTCAGCGCATGCCAGTGCTCGACGTGCTGCCCATGGCGTACTGGGTCGGCGGCGATACCGGCATGAAGCAGACGACTCAGCAGGCGTGGAAGAACGTCGTCATGGTCGTCGAGGAACTGGCCTGCATCGTACCCATCCCGATCGCCTATCTTGACGACGCGGACGTGCCGCTGTGGTCGCAGGTTCAGCCGCGGATCACAGAGGCGGTCGGCGCGCTGATCGACTCGGCGGTGCTGTGGGGCATCAACAAGCCTGCGACCTGGGGTGAGTCGGTGTTCGTCGGCGCCACCAAGTCCGGCAACACAGCCATCGAGGGCACCGGCGTTGACCTGGGCCAGGACGTAGCGGCGCTGGGCCAGCACATGGCTCAGACCGGCTACACACTGTCAGGCTTCGCGGCGATGCCGGGGATGAACTGGAAGCTGGTCGGACTCCGCTCTGCACAGGGCATCCCGATCTACCAGCCGGACATGACCGGCAAGCCGGGCGGCACGCTTTACGGGTACCAGATGTCCGAGGTCAACAACGGCTCCTGGCAGATGCCTACGGCGGGCGCGGTCATGCTCGGTGGCGACTTCTCCAAGGCGATCATCGGCATGCGTCAGGACATCACCTTCAAGATGTTCACCGAGGGCGTTGTGTCGGACGACACCGGCAAGGTCATCCTCAACCTCATGCAGCAGGATGCCGTGGCGATGCGCATGGTCATGCGTCTCGCGTACGCGACCGTCAACCCGGTCACCGTGATGCAGAAGGGCAGCGCGATCACCGCTCGCTGGCCGTTCGGCGCGGTCCTTGGTGTCGGTACCACGCCGCCTACTACGGGCGCGATCGACGTCAAGGTCGGCTACCCGACGACAGGCGGACAGCTTCTGGCTGGCGACACCGGCACCGCCGATGTCGAAGCGCTCTCTGACTGGGAGCAGGGTGCTCTTGAGGCGAAGAACGAGGCTCTGGGCGATGACACCCGCGAGGAATACCAGGAGAAGCGCGGCGAGGCCGTGGAGCGTAGCACTCCCGGCAGCCAGCAGCGTAGCACCGGCCGTCGCGGTACGGGTCACACCGGGACCACCGGGAACAAGGACAAGGAGTAGGAGGGGAAATGACTGCGTTGCCTGGCCTCGTCACGCCGGATGATATTGCGGCGAGGCTAGGCCGCAGCCTGACCCAGATCGAAGCAGGCCGGGTCGACGGCATGATTGCGGACGCCTCGGCAATCGTCCGTAGGTACTGTCGCCGAGACTTCCTGTACCATGCGGCTGACACGATCATTACGACGGCTGACGGCGGGGTCATCAAGCTGACTTCGTGGAAGCCGATCGCCTCGATTGATGGGATCACCGCGCTCTCGGGTACGCCGGGTATCCAGGACATCCCGGTGACCTGGTACCACTTCGATGCCGTCGACAAGATCACCGTGTTCAACCCGTCGCTCTCAGGCATTATCAATCTCCCAGAGATCTGGTATGAAGAGACGTTCTGGTGGGGCGGTAGCTTCCAGATAACCGGGGCGCATGGATTTGTCGACGCGCCCGGTGACGTCGTAGCAATTATCTGTACGGCGATCACGTCCGAGCTAGCCACGCCTACGCAGTCCGCGACCCTGATGAGTGAATCTGTTGGGGCTTACTCGTTCTCTATGCGTCGTACGTCTGGCGCGGGTCTTAATGCTGCGCTTGTCGACGCCGGCATGAAGACTGCTCTCCAGGATTACCGGCAGAGCATGGCTACGATGAAGGTGAGGTTGTAATGTCTATACCTACTACCTTCCAGAGCCCAGTTTTCCCGTATGGTGTGACTGTTACGCTCGTCAAGCGAATCCTCTCTGGGCAGGATGCAAGCGGTAACGACGTATACACAGAGAAGACTCTTCAGGTTTCCAATACGGTGTTCGTACCGGGCGGCGCTTCAGAGAATCTGACCTTTGCCGACCAGACGAATACGATAGAACAATTTTACTTGCCCTGGGGCACTGACGTCAGCGCGTACGACGCCATCATCTTCCAGGGCATCGAGTATGAGATACAGGGAGTCCCTAGTCAGTGGATATCTCCGTTCTCTGGGCGTCCCTCGCCTATCCGAGTTACTGCGGTTAAGATCTCTGGAGTGTCGGTCTTATGGCTGCGCGGCGTAGGTATGACCCTGGTATGGGCAGAAAAGTAGAGTTCACGCTGAATCATCGCGGCGTCGGGATCATGTTGAACTCGTTCGAGATGATGGAAGCCCTACGGCCGTTCGGCGAAGAAATCAAGATGAAGGCGGAAGTTCTCGCTCCAGTTTATGAGGGAAGGTACTACGGCAGGGACCCAAGGTATCCTGGACGCTACAAGGCCAGCTTCCATATCCGGTCGCGGCGGTACGGAGGGTCAAAGGGCGATCGGGCGCAGGTACTTGTCTATAACGATTCCCCAGAAGCGTTCTGGGTCGAGTACGGTAATAAAGGCAATGAACCGTATCATATCCTTCATCGTGCGGCGTTTGGTAGGTGGCGGTAATGAGCGCTACGATTACGCCATTCCCTGACCCGGAGACGATGCTGATGTACGCACTCGTCCCAATTAACCCGTCGACCTGGAGGTTTGTTACTATTCTGCCGGCCGGGGATTCCTCGGACATCGTTATTCGGTTCAGGCGTTCCGGTGGTACTAACCGTAATATTGGAATTGACAGTCCTATTGTTGATGTTGACGTCTTCGGACCTAAGTCTCAGGTTGGGACTGTGTCGGCTGCGGCACGAACCATACAATCTCAGATACTGTCGCTAGCCAGCGCGGTCGTTTCGAATGGAGTTATTCAGCACGCTTTCACTGTAGTGGGTCCCCGACAACTTCCGGAGGTGAATACAAACTACGTCCGTTACAACGCAACGTACCAACTTCAAACTCACGCATAGATTCACCTAGGAGGGTGAAATGTCAGAAGCTAGCACCGAGCGCAAGTCGCGCGGTAGCAACCGAGACGCAGCGAATCAGTACGACCTTCCCGTTCCTCTCACCGGCCTACCGACTCCCGCTTCAGGTGCCTACAAGGACGACGAACTGCTGTACGCGGCGGGCGATGTCGTTGTGTGGGTCGGCACCAAGAACAACGCAACGCCTCCGGTGGCGTTCGAGGATCCATCAACACTCGGTACCGGCGAGTATGTGTGCCTCGGCTGGGTGGACGTCGCCGGGTACATCTTCAAGCTCGACGAGACCATCAAGGATGTCCCAGCCGCCGGCATCCTCACGCCTGTGCGCTCGATTATCACTGGCGGCATCAAGACCGTGCAGTGTACCTTCCTGGAGGCGCTCAACCCGTACGTCCGGGCGCTGCACGACGACATGCCGGTCTTCCCGCTCGCGACATCAGTACTCAAGCCGCCGACGACGCCGGTAGCTCCCCTCATGGCCAACCAGGTAGCGTACATCCTGCCGGACCCGCCTGCCGACAACAGGTATGCCCTGATCTTCGACTCGATCGACGGCGCCAAGCGGCAGCGGCTGTACGCGCCTCACGCCAAGGTCACCGCGCGTGGCAACGACCAGGCCCAGCAGGGCGACATCACGATGACGGACATGACGTTCACGATGTACCCCGGAATCATCGGGACCCAAACCAACGCCGTCGCTCAGCGCACGATCGACTACGGCAAGGACGTATCGGCGTACTTCTCGTGACCGAGCAACTCAACCCTGAATGGGGCAAGGGAGCAGAAGAGCCCCAGGATGAAGTGCAGGTCGATGTCGACCTCGACTTGCTGGACGAGTCGCTGCGCAAGGAGCGAGTCGGCCAGCGGATCACCGTGCGACTTGCGGGTCACGTCATCCATATCCAGCACGCCAAGGACTGGTCGTCAACGGCCATGCGAGCGGCGTCGGGCGGGGACTGGGATACCTGGGCGCGGGAAGTCATCGATAGCGATGACGAGTTCGTCGCCTGGGTCGACGCAGACCTACGCAACTACCAGGTCGAGGCAGTCTTTGACGAGTGCGGCCGGCAGTCCAGGATGAACATGGGAAAATCCGGAAAGCGCTCTGGATCACCGAGAGGTTCCCAGAGGCGCTAGAAGCGGACCTACAGCGCTACTACAACCTACCGATCACTAGTCTGGGCGCGGATCTTTCGTGGCGTAGGCTACTGGTACTCGTAGAGCATCTACCACCGGAGGGTGCGTTGAATACCGCGATTCGCAATGCTACGCCGGAAAATGAACTGGCGCAGGCGACTGGCGATGCTGTGCGCGCTCCGTGGAGCACTCTTGAGTCACTAGTAGCCGCGCTCATTGATGAGGTTCGGCAGTTCGCTTGGATGTACTCGGCCGTACATGCAAAGAATGCTCCGAAGAGGCCAGAGCCGATTCGGCGTCCGGGCAGCACCGGAAAGCGTCACGGCGGGAAGCTCATGCGCATCAGCGAGATCCGGACGCTGGACCCACGTATGCGCAATATGAGCGATGACGAGATCCGCGAGCTGTTGAATAGCCCGGCTATGAGGGTAGGTTCGTTATGGCTCGTGATACCGAAGTCGGTAGCGTAACTGTAGGCGTCGTCCCTGATGCTACGGGTATCGAACAGAAGCTGAAGGACCAGATCGTACCTGCGGCAGAGCGTGTCGGTGAAGAAGCCGGCAACGAGATGTCGAATGCTATCGAAGATAAGATGACGGAAGGAGGTGACAAATCAGCTAGCAAATTTGAGAAGTCTTTCAAGACTCGCCTGAAGAAGGCACTCGATAACCTGCCGGACGCAAAGATCGAGGGCGACGTCACTGATGTCGAACAGAAGATTGAAGAGGTTCGCGCGGAGATTCAGTCTGTATATGCGCAGCCTTTGATTGACAAGGCTGACGCGGCCCGGTCTATTGACCAGATTATGCTTAAGGTCGCGGCGCTGAGGGCTGAGGCGGCTAGCGGTATTGACATCCCGGTCGATGTCGATACGCAAGGCATGCTCGCGGATTTTGAGACTGCTATTACCAAGATCCGTGGTAAGGCTATAACTGGGGCACTCGTTCCTGGCGGTATGTTCTCAAGAATTCCGTTCAGCGGATCGGCTGCCGATAAGGTTCTTGCGGCCGCCCAACAGCAGGCAGCTGCTTCGGCAATGCCATCTATGAGCGATATATTCGTTGAGGCCAAGGCGCTACAATTTGCCAGGGATCAAGCAGTAAGAAGGCCATCCTTTGCTAACATCCCGCTTGGGATGAACGAGATAGTCCAAGATGTCACTAGTATGGGGCCTGCGCGTGCGAAAATGTTCGAGGCTGGTGCCGGCGGATTGCCCGGTGTCATCCAAGGCGTTATCCGCGAGGCTATGCCGTCTAGCCCGTACGGCGGAGCAAGCTTTGTGGCTGCCGTAGATGGCATCCAAAAAGCTACCTTCTCTATGTCCAAGGAGATCGAGCTACTCAGGAAGCCGGTTGGCGATATCGTCAGGAGTTCTGACAATATGGCCACTAGTACCGAAGGGTTCGGACGCCTGCTGAGGGAGATTGCTCCGAACCCGACGTTTGGTTTTGGTACCAGGGATCTCGGCGGCCGACGGGTTTGGGCCGGTCGCTCAGCCGAGAGGGCGTTCAGGGGTATGGGCGTTCCTGAGGGTCTTCTTCATGAGCCTGGACTCGGAGGGTACCTGGGCGGGGCGCGGTTCGCTGCCGGCCCTGATGCCATCAGCGACTTCTCGAATCAGTTCTCGAAGGATCTTGTCAAATTCGAGAAGCCAATGGGCGACATCGTCAAGTATACCGCGAACCTGAACGGTACCGGCCAGGAACTTGTCCGGATGTCGGACTTTATCAGGCAATCCGATTTCTCAAATCTCGTCACAGGGGATACCTTCTTTAAGAAGATGGCTGATGCCGTTGCGAGAGGCTTCAGGTCAGGACAGCAGGGCGTTCTTGGCAGACTTAGGGGAATAGTATCCCGCAGAGGTGCCGGTGCCGGGGCTCCGCTCGATACCGGGATTCCGGAAGATGTCGTCAGCTCTATCGAAGCGCGTCTGAAGAGTGGCGTTCCTATTACTGGCGAGCTAGGTAAGTTTGCCCAGTTCCTAAAGAGCGATGCCGCCAGAGCCCTAGGCACTCCGGGTCCTGTTACTCCGGAGATAATTGACGCTATCGAGAAACGCCTGACGACTGGTGTGCCTCTGACTGGCGAGCTAAACAAATTCGCAAGATATATAAAGCTTGATGCTGCTCTAGGTGTCAGGCGTTCGCTTGAGGAACTGATTCCGAGGTACGGCGCAGGCGGCGGGGATGTACAGAAACTTCTCGGGGAATTTGGCGGAGGTCATAGACCTGCTGCTACCGAAACTCTGCTTAAGGCGTTCGGCGCGGGTGGTGGAGACCTTGAAAAGCTATTGGCTGATTTCGGTGGCGATATCGGTGGCGCTGGCGGCGGCGGTGGCGGTGGCGGTTTCTTTAGCAAGATTAGCGATTTCTTTGGCAAGATTCCCGGAGCGGGATCTGGTTTGCTCGGAAAGGTGCCGTTCGCCGGAGGGAATGCATATGCTGGGGCCGGTATTGGCGGGGGAGTCCTTGCCTCGCTTCCGTTTATCGGGCAGATGTTGTCCGGTGGCGCGGTTGCCGGACTCGGCACGGGCCTTGCTACTATGGGGATTGCGGGCGCGATTCACGGCCTGTCTAGTGCCGCGACGCCGGCCCAGATTAGCGCCGCCAGGATGCAGAGTCAGTCGACAACTCTCGCAACAGCTGACGCGCAGTCTAAGCTAAACGCGCTGATGAAGAGCGGTACTGCTACCGCAGCCCAACTAGCGCAGGGTCATTTGGCCGTAGCAGCGGCTCAGACTAACCAGGCTGCTGCTAGCTCTGCCCTTGCTGATCTGATTGCCAATAAGATCACTCCAGCTCAGCAAGCGATGAGCGATGCGTTCAAGACCTTTGGTGATGACTTTGGCAAGTCTATGACTACGATCGGCGCGGCATTCGTTCCGGTCCTCACAAACATTGCTAAAGTAGCCGACCAAGTTCTTCACGTCATGACTCCGGTATTCGCCGTAGCCGAGCAAATTATTGCGCCGGCCGTTCAGAATATTGGCGGTACATTGCTTAAGGCATTCGCCCAGCCAGCCGTACAGCAATCAATTACGGCCGTAGCCAAGGCGTTTGCTGATCTCCTTAATGCCATGTCGCCGAACATCGTCAGCGGTATCGGGGCTATTGCTAACTCTATCACTAACATGGCCGACTCGGTAGCGAAGAATCCGAGACCATTCGCTGACTTTATCAAGTTCCTGTTCGGCGTAGTAAATGCAGCAATTCAGGCTGTTGCCTGGCTGACTAGGGTAGCCGACTGGATTGAAAGTTTCCATACATTCTGGGCGGCTATCGGTAAAGGATTCGATGAGGTCATCCACAATATTAAGACAGTGTGGAATTGGCTTGCGCACTTCCATGATTTCTGGAAACTCGTATGGGCTACCGCGCAGACTTATTTCGACAATTTCGTCGCCGGGATAAAGATAGATTTCAAGGTTATAGGTACCGTGTTCCACGTCGCAAGTGACGTAATTCACGGCAACTTTGGGAATATCTGGACGGACATAAAGAATGGCGCTAAGAGTATAGTGCCAGTAATATCCGATACCGCCAAGCAAATAACGCAACATTTCACGCATCCACAAAATGCCATCAAACAAACAACTCAACATCTCAAGCATACCGCCGATGGTGCCAAGCAAGCAACGCAACATCTCAAGCACGCTACCGTTACCGCTACGACCTATCGTCATTCGATATCGACGCAACACATTGCTAGGCCGGTCGCGGATGCCGTTACTACTTATCGCCATTCAATAGCGACGCAACCTATAGCTAGGCCGGTCGCGGCGCGGGGCGAGACTGGCTGGGCCGGTATTCGTCACGATACGGCGCACCTTGGAGATATGATAGCGGCTCCTTTCATAAGTATGTGGCACGGCATGGCCAGCATTACTGATGCTGGAATGAAAGGAATAGGCAAGGTCATCCACTTCGGCCTAGCGTCATTCAATAACTGGTGGAAGCAGCACGGTACGGAAGTCAAGGAAGTATGGCGCGCTCTATGGACTGCCATAAAGAACACATTTATGCCTATCATACATTTTGTCCAGATCTCGATAAGGGTTGGCCTCGATGTAATTAAATTCGCATTTAGGGCAATTGCGCTAGTAGTCAGAGTACAGTGGACTTTGATGTGGAATGGTGTCAAGGGCGTAGCCAAGGCAGCGGTCGATATTCTCAAGGGGATAATCCATGCCGCCTTGAAGTTTATCCAAATTATGTGGAATCTTGGCTGGAATATAATAAAGGACACGCTCAAGGTAGCATGGGATATTATCGTAGGCATTATCAATGTTGCGCTTGATATATTCACCGGACACTGGAAGCAGGCCTGGGATGACATTAAGACTGCGGTTACGCAGGTTTGGAATTCCTTTAAGGATATCTTCAAGACGGCATGGAAGACGTTGACTGATGCTGTCGGTGTTGCATTCGGATTGCTAAAGACGGTATTCGTTACCGGTGGTGGCGATATAATTCACGGACTCTTCAGCGGCATTACCGGTGCCCTCAAGGATATCGGCAGCTGGATAAGCACTAATATCTATCATCCTATTATCGACCATGTCAAGAGCCTATTCGGAATCAAATCTCCTGCGTCGACGATGAAGCCTATAGGCAAGGAAATAATTACTGGTATCTTCCATGGCATGTTCTCCGAGGGCAAGAAGATCGAGCAGTTCGCGGCTAAGATTTTCGGTAGCTGGCCTAAGGCAATTCTATCATTCGTTACCAAGGGGATGGTCGGCGGCATGACCGCGAAGCTGGCTAGCTTCCTGGGTGGTGCGCTAGGCTGGGCTACAAAGGGCATCAAGAATATCGGGGGATTCTTCGGTAGTATCTTCAGCGCCGCTTCCGGTTCGCATGGCGGCGCGGGTGTCGCTAGGTGGGCCGGTACCGTTGGGAAAGCTCTGACGATGCTGAACCTTCCGCAGAATCTAGCCGGGGATGTACTGTACCAGATGCAGACTGAGTCGAGCGGTAACCCGAACATCATCAATACCTGGGACTCTAACGCTAGGGCCGGGCACCCGTCGCAGGGCCTCATGCAGGTTATCCCTAGTACGTTCGGTCAGTACCATGTTGCGGGTACTTCCTGGAATATCCTCGACCCGCTCGCAAACATTGCTGCGGCTCTTAACTACGCCAAGCATAATAAGGGCTTTGGTTCCGGTAAGGGACAGATAGGTTCCGGTCACGGGTACGATACGGGCGGCTGGCTACCGACCGGCGTAACGATGACCATGAACAATACCGGCCGTCCGGAGCGGATTCTGTCCCCGGATGAATTGAAGGCATTTAATGCCGGGCAGGGTCCGACGTACGTTGCGCACTTCGACGGCCTTACTAGCCAGGCAATCAGCGCTGAAGTCCGTACCGCGTTCCATATGATGTCCCTTACGCAAGGGCAGCTAGGCCGTCCGGGGAGGCGAAACTAATGGCAGTCCCGAAGACAAATACAGGACCACCTATTCCACTAGTCATTGACTATATCGATCCGGATGGGGTTACCTGGCACCTGTCAGACCGCTCGATGTCTAATGGATACACCTGCTCGGCTATCGCCGGTATCGAGGGTCTTCCGGTAGCGATGCAGTCAATACCGTTGCTTGATGGAACGTCGCTGCCGTTGACGTACCTACCGGCGACCGGGACGATCGGCCTAGCAATTCTCGTGACGCGGTCTGCTAACGATGATCAGTTCGCCTACTATACCTTGCTAGACAAAATAGTGCGGGCATTCTATAACCGGCGTAATGAGCAGCCCGCGCCAGGGACTATCCGGATAACGCGCCCGGATGGCTCGCAGCGGCAGGTAGCGGTCTATACGACTTCTGGGCTTAATACTCCCGAAGTCGGCGTTAATGATGTAACGCTATATTCGCTAGCGCTCTCGACACTGGACCCGTACTGGAGCGACGTGAATGACAGCGCGCTCCATTTCCCTCAAACATTCGACAATTCCGGTATCATGCCGATTACATTCCCTTCACCGGGCATACAATTCAATACTAACCGCGAGCAAAGTTCATTCGTCCTCACTAACTGGGGAGATGCCCTTTGCTATCCGAACTGGCTAATTACCGGGCCAGGCACCCCGACGGTAACGAACACTTCGGTCACCCCTAACCGAACCTGGGCACTTACTCAGGCAATTCCGGCCGGGCAGCAGGTACAGGTAGTAACGGCGAAGGGGCATCAGTCGTGCAAGAATGTCACGACCGGCGCTAACATATGGGGCCAGTTGAGTCCTAACGATCTCTTCCCGCTATTTCCGGGGGATAACAAGGTGACTATTACGGTCGCGGGCGTTACGGCAGCAACAGTGGTTGATGTTGGCTTTACGAATAGGTGGTTGAGGGCATGACAGTTACCGGGTTCGCTGCTCCGCCATTTGCTCTGGCTCCGATGCCGAAGCAGGAGGTTACGGTACAGTACTGTGATAACAATCTTAACCCGCTCGGGCCGATTCAGTGGGCGAACATTAACGCAACGCTCAACTATAACTCGGTTGGCTCGTGGACAATACTCGCGCCGTATTCAGAAGATCTCTGGGAAGTAGTAGTGGGCGGTGGCGACTTTATTGTACTCGTCAATTGGCGCGGGCTTTTTACCTTCGGCGGCAAGTGCGAGACTCCAACGTATCAGAGTTCGGTACCTGGCGCCACTAACGCCCAGACTGCCGGCTCGTTTGATGGTGGCGAATTTATGACGCTCGCTGGCGCGGATTTCCTACAGGTCGTAGCTAACCGGCTCGCCTACCCAGACCCGACTAAGGTATGGAAGTCACAGCTACAGGGAAACGGCGATATTGTTGGCGGCATCCCTCTCGAAACGGCAATCAAGTATTACGTCAATAGGAATATCGGGACGACAACGATAATTCCCCACGGAGGCAATCCGGCTACTATTCCGCCAGCTATCCCTTCGCGGCAGCATCCGCTGTTGACTGTAGCCGCCGACCAGGGCCGTGGGCCGGCGGTTTACTACCAAGTCAACTTCGGACTCGGCACCGACCTCAATCTACTGACGGTAGCTCGTGCGCTTATAACGCAGGCGTACCCGAATTACACTCCTGGCCAGAGCCTTGGCTTTGGGGTCAATTTGGTCGGGAACAAATTGGTGTTTGATTGCTATACGCCGCAGAACAGGACAAACGTCACGTTCTCAGAAAATCTGGGGAACCTGACTTCTATACTCTTCTCGCTGACGGACCCGACCTGTACTAATGCGCTCGTGCGCGGTACCGCGGTCAATCAGTTTATAGAGGTACCCGGCAACAATGTTACGCCGTGGAATAAGATCGAGGTGTTCCAAGATGGCCAGACTGACGATACGAACAAGATCCTTACTACTGTTGGTAGCAATATGCTTGTTGATGGTACCTTCGGGCCGATTCTGAATGCTACGGTTACCGATACGCCAGACTGTATATTCGGGCGTGACTTTTTTATCGGTGATCTAGTCACTATTGAAGTTAGGCCTGGCGTTACATATACTGACATCGTGTCCAGCGTAAACCTGATAGCTGACCCCTCGCAAATGCCCATTCTGAACGTATTGCCGATTGTTGGTAACGCTACCGATCCGACTAACTCTAGCCAGTCTATCAATAAGCAGATGGTAGCACAGATTAGGAAACTTGAGAAGAGACTCGCTCAACTTGGAGGGTGATATGGTTACCTACGACGCACGGCCGACGACCTTTACTCCGCTCACTACGCCGTTTGAGTGGGAGAAGCTCTTTGAAGTCATGGGCATCTTTGATGGCGTTGGTCTTGACAACGACTTCGCGCCATCTGCGCCTTCGGGCACCACCATTCAGGTAGCGGCCGGAACGTGTATTATCAAGGGGCAGCTCTGGCGCTCGGATGCCCCGGTTCCTGTAAACCTTCCCGCCAATCCGGGCGCCAACATGTCGCGTGTTGACGTTCTCTGGATCCAGTACAATCGTGCCTCATCGACTTCAGTCGGCGTCGTTCAACTGGTGATTACCTCGGGTGCCCCGTCAGCATCAAATCCAGCCGCACCCCTGCCAGTACAGAACCCGGTCGGCACTGGAGGTACCGGCGTCTGGCAGATCCCGATTGCGCAATGGATCGTCAATAGCGTCGGAACGTTCAGTGGATACAAGGATATCAGGCAGTACTGCGGCCGGAATACTACGACGATGATGTCATATTCCAGGCCAATCATGGCGCATACGCGACTCGGCCTGGAGGTAGACACCGGGTATCTCCTGCTATACGATCAGAATATTAGCGGCTGGCGCGGGATCGGTCCGAAGAACCAGCTCTGGACAGGCAGCCAGACGGCTAACAAGATTACGATGTCGCCGCTTCACCCCGGTTTCAACGTCGCGGCTAATGACGTCACAAACGCTACTATGGGCACGGTCGCCTACCGGCTTCGCTGCGGAGGTTACGGACATCAGTCTTCTTCTGCGCTGACGACATTCACGTTCGCTACGAACATGTACGGGTTCGACTGGGGCAATACCGCGGCAGGCCAGATCATCCCGGTTAATGGGGCATTCAACTGGGACTATGACGCCGAGCTAATCATTAACCAGAACGGGTCGGGGTCGTTGTATGGAACTATCTCCGTTACCCAGGCGATAGCTAACCCTGGCAACAGTCAGGGCGTATACGTTATCCAGCACGCGGTGGCTGCGGGCGGTCTCAATCTTTCTGTGCCCACAACGCTGTTCGTCGAGGCAATGGTATCTTCGACTAATGGCGCTCCATCGCTAACTTGTATCGGAGCATCTCACGATAGGATCTCGAACTGATGGCAAGGGACAAGAAGGACAAGAAGGGCAAGAAGGGCAAGAAAGTGGACAATCATAACATGGACGAACTCGACGACAATGGCTGGGTCCAGATCGAGCCGCGCTCAGAGCCTCCTGTTGAGGAACAGGATGAGCGCTGGGCGTACCCTGACTGGGACAAGCGCCCATGGATCTCGACAGCAGGCGACCGACGGAACGGAGAAGAGTGATGGGACTTGACCGTATCTGGATGCCTAGCCCTAACTACTCGTCGCGCGGAGGGGCTGGTGTCCGCCTTATCGTTCTTCACACGGCCGAGGGCGCCACGACAATCGAGTCGCTAGGCAACTTCTTCGCCAGCAGCAGCGCCGGGGTCTCGTCGCATGTCGGCGTCGATGACAAGCTTGGCAAGGTAGGCGAGTACGTCACGCGCGGAAACAAGGCGTGGACCGCAGCGAACGCTAACCCGGTCGCGGTACAGGCCGAGCTATGCGGCTTCGCGTCATGGTCGGATTCGACCTGGCGGAACTCGCACGCGAACATGCTCAACAACGCGGCCCGGTGGATCGCGGAAGAGTCCGGCAAGTTCGGCATCCCGATCACCAAGCTCAGCGCCTCTCAGGCGCAGGGGTCCGGGCGCGGAGTCTGTCAGCACCGCGACCTCGGGGCGTGGGGAGGGAATCACTCCGACTGCGGCAACGGCTTCCCGATGGACTACGTGCTCTCGATGGCCGTGGACATGTTCGGCGGCGGTGACGGAGGCGGCGGGTCCACGCCACCGCCTACTACCGGCGAGAAGGCACCACCGCTTCACGTCGACTACTTCAGCCAGAACCACAACAAGGTTTGTCCCGACGTCCAAGTCTGGCAGGCGCAGATGTCCGGACGCGGATGGACGATCTCGGTTGATGGCGACTTCGGGCCGCAGTCCGACAACGTCTGCCGTCAGTTCCAGGCCGAGAAGGGGCTCAGCGTGGACGGAATGGTAGGCTCTCAGACCTGGGCGGCTTCCTGGAACGCGCCCATTACGTAGGAGGAGAGATGCCAGCAGCGCCGCCATCCCTGAAGGCCCTATACCTGCTTGATGACGAATCAGAGGTAGGTGTCATAGGCGTCGCCGACGCAAAGGATATGCCAAGAACGCAGTCATTCCAGACGTTCTCAGATCCAACTGATGCTCAGTTCGTTGTGGAGATTGAGGGGTCGATGGATAGTATCCACTGGTTCTCATTCGGAAGAATTGTTGATCCAGGCATCCGGAGTGAAGGTCAGCATGCCTTTCAGTTCCTCCGCGCCACGCTCATCTCGATAGACGGACCCTGGCGCCTCGGTCACGGTCCTAGTTAGCTGGAAGTGATAGAATGGCTACAATCGACGTTCCGGTCCACTTCATTATCGACACCCTGGATGTCGGGGAGTTCCTGTCCGGCGTTCTTCAGACCGACGGGACGCTTCGCGTCGTCGTGTGCCCGTTCTGCTTCGCTCTGACGCCTTTCAAGAAGCTTCCAGAGCATATCGAGGGAGCTGGGCATTAATGCTTAGCAGGCAAGAACTCTGGAAGATGGAACTAGACCAGCTCTATCTGGAGCGGGAGACGACCGACCCCGACCCTGAGATGTGGCGGTGGTCGCCGCTTGAGCTGGCGGAGTTCGACCGGATGCTCACGATAGCGATCCAGCTCATGCCATTCAAGACTCTCAAGTTCTGCGAGGCTGGATGCGGGATAGGGACCAAGCTATACCTCGCCAAGAACTACTTCAGCTTGTCCGCGACGGGCTACGAGATCTCGGCGGACTACCTAGCCAAGGCATGGAAGCTAGATGTCGACGCGCGGTATATGGACTTCCGTGACCAGACACCTCCCTGGGGCGAGTACGACATCGTGTACATCGCCCGCCCCTTCAAGGAAGATCCTGTGGAGGTTGCATTCGAGCGGTCGGCGCAGGAGGGGATGCGTCCCGGCGCGGTGCTTATGACGGCGTATACATCAGCCAAGCCGTATTCCTGGCGCTGTTACTACCGGGCACCATTCCGCGGTGTCTGGCAGAAGCCGGCCAAGACCGCGCCTGGCGTCTACGACCAGATGATCAGGCGGCAGGAGCCGTATGACCCTCTGGTGCCGACGCCGGTGGGGTATCCTGGCTAGTAGTCGCTCGGTTACTTAGCGTATCTTATTCCGTACGGCTCGGAGAGCGACGGAGACGGCTTGAAGTAGCTCTTAGCGGTCCTTACCTTACCGTCCGCTAAAAGTCCGGCTCCGTTCGGCTCCGGGCCGTGTAGGGGGTTGCTTTCCGGAGCGCTCGCGGGCCGGCCGACCGGAACTAACCATAGTTAGTCGCCGTGGTCGTGGTCGAGGTTTCCGTGGAGAGATAGTCTGTGAATCGCGGAGTGGTAGGCACGCCAGCATGCTTCCAGGTACTCGGTGTCAGTCCAGTCCATGTACCGGAACCGGAGGATTGATTCGCCATGCCTCGCCTCCATATGCTTCTTGAAGAAGTCCACGGTCATGAAGTCGGCATTACGAACTCTTATCAAGTCTGTGTCTGCGTCCATTCTGCGTCCCTTGCTAATCAGGATCGAGCACCCATACGCGCTCAATCGTTATCGGGGTGCCGAAGCCGGCAATGCGATTCCCCAGGATTATTACAACGTCTCGGTTCGGGCGGATTGTAGCGAGTCGTCTTTGTAGCTTAGGGAACTGGAAGCGGTTCACCCGCGCGTAGACTTCCTCATCGCTAGTATCGTAACAGTGAAGCGTAGCTCGCTTGATAAGATCGGGGCGCTTGATCTCTTTCAGGATTTCTTCGACTTCCTTGCCGGTACGGGATCTCTCGTCTTCGACGATGTCCTTATACTCTATCAGCTTGACCATACCCATATAGATAACGCGCGGACCCCGGACCCATTTCTGTCCTGGCAGTCTCTGCTTTACTTTCATCCCGGTAAGGGTATCGCCGTCGTGCGTAGGGAATGGGGCCTGTCCTTTACCGGGTCCGCGCAGGAATCGCTTGACGGCATTAAGGCGTTTCTCTGTCTTGTACAGACCGAACGGGTCTTTTGCCAGAGTCCATTCTTCCATACGGGCGATTGTCTTGTCGCCTATGCCGGGGATCGCCTTCATCTCGACCCAGTCATCAAAGCCGTAGTCGCCGGCCATCTCATCAATACGCAATGCGGTTTTCTCGCCTATCTTCGGGATCTGCTGCCATCCGGCGACTAGGCCGAGATCCTTAACGGGACGCCAGGTGGCGCGGGAATGCTCCAGGGATGGCGGCTTTACATCGATCGAGTGAGCGAGGGCGTCACGCATAAGACGGAACTGCGAATCAGCTTTAGTTGCCTTCTGTAGCGATGCCGCGTAGAATTCGACCGGGTACCTGGCCTTCAGCCAGGCCGTCCAGAAGGCAAGCATCGAGTACGATATCGAGTGAGCAATGTTGAAGCTGTAGGTTCCGGAGGTTACTAGGCGCTTCCAGATCTTGTCGGCCAGTTCCGCGTCGATACCGTGGAGAGTCTTAGCTCCGTCGGCGAACTGCTGGTATGACATCTGGAATGCGGCTTCGCCCATTTTCTTCGAGATAATTCGCCGGATCTGGCTTACCGAGAACCAGTCGAATCCGCCAATCTCCTTCAGGATTCGGAGGATCTGTTCCTGGTAGATGATCTGCCCGTACGTCTCCATGGTGACTTCATCAACGAGAGGATGAAGCCTCTCAGCGTGCTTTCTTCCGTGCCGTACGTCCACGTACGCGGCCGTCTGGCCGGAAAATAGCGGTCCAGGACGCGATAGCGCATTGATGTCCGCGATATGCATGAAGTGATCTGGACGTACGTCTCGGTTGACGAGGCGTGTAGCTCGACCTTCAAACTGAAAAACTCCGACAACGTCGCCGGTACGAAATACCTCGATCGTTCGACTGTCAGTGTCGGGAATCGCATAAAGATCCTCCAGGGTTAGGCCGGCCATCCGGAGACACCGGGCGATCATTCCCATTGTCGTTAGGCCAAGGAAGTCTAGCTTCAGGATTCCGGCATACTCGGCGTCGTACTTGTCGATAGACATGACCTTGACGCCGTCCTTCTCATATACGGCGCATACGTCGGTAAGCGGGGAGTTAGCTACCATCAGGCCAGCGGCGTGTACAGACATGCCACGGACATCCCCTTCAAGGCGGCAGGCCTTAGCGATGTCCGGGTACTCTTCCCTGATCTTAGCGGCCTCAGGGAAAAGGTCGAATGTATCCTCCAGAGTGGAGCCGAACCGGGAGTCACCGCCTGATCGCTCTATCAGGAGATTGGCCACACCTTCCCGCGCCCAGATAGGAATATTGTAAACGTTCGTAACGTCCGCTAGGGAATTCTTGCCGCGGTATCTTACAAAGTTTCCGATGTGGCCGACCATGTCCGCGCCGTACTTGCCTTCGAGGTATTCCCAGACGCGCCAGCGTTCCTCGTCTGAACAGTCTACGTCGATGTCCGGCGGGTCGGGCCGGGTAAGGTCGATAAAGCGTTCAAAGAGCATACCGGGATATTTATGCGGCGGAATCTCGGTGATCCGGAGTAGGTAGGCAACGGCCGACGCTGCGGTGGATCCACGGCCTGGGCCGAACGGAATGCCGTGATCCTTGCCCCACCGGATAGTGTTGCTTGTAAAGAGCAGGAAGTCCGCAAGTCCGCGTTCAAGCAGAATGCTCATTTCATACTTGACGCGATCGGCGTACCATTCCTGGTCTTGGCGCGGGAGTGAGCCTATATTCCGATAGCGCCAGCCATACCGGCACCATGCCCAGAGAAGTTCCTCACTCTCAGACATTCCTACCTCTTGATGAGCTGTGTGAGAAGCATGAGATTCCGCTCAGCGATGCCGGCGATGATGTTCAGGCCGATCTCCATCTTCCAGTCGCTGAGGTTGCTCTTGTCGTAGTAGGGGTTGCCGAGTACACGGCTCAGCGTGTCTTCGGTCCAGAAGGTCTTGTGGTCGAGGTCGTTGTGCGCTAGCTCTGTTCTCCAGTAGGGGACGATGATGTTGAGGTGGCCGTCGGGGATGAGCACTCTCTGGCACTCGCGGAGTAGGGCGATGGGATCTTTGACGTGTTCAAGGATGTGGATCATGTAGATGTTCGATACTGACTCGTCGTCGTATGGGATCGCCTCCTCATCCGCGTCCCAGTCGGGCAGGTCAAGGACCGTGGTGTTCTCGATGAACTTCTTGCCGGCTCCGATGTTCAGGGTAAGGCCTGGAACGTCGGGCTCCCAGTCGGGGATCTCGGGGCGGAAAGCCCCAAGACGTAGGAACTGGAGCACGTTCTCTGTACGGGGCCATACCATGTCCGGGGGTGTCTGCATTACTGTCCTTCTTTCCCTTGTAGTTTTGTTGATGGCCATGTGTGACATTCGTCAATGATTACATAGGAATGAAACGGTTCCTGCTCGGGGAACTCAAGAACGCAGCAGGTGTTTTCCCGGCACTCGTCGCAGAGCATATCCTCCTGCGTAGCCGTGCGTACGCACGGTATCCAGAACGCCGTACACTTACACTTTGCTAGGTCCAAGGTTTCCAGTCACCTTTCTCGATCGGGTATACGAGTCTACTGGCTTTGGGAAGTGTTACCGTACACTGGCTAGCTATCCACTCGGTGTTAAGGATAGCTTCCCAGGCAGCGGCGCGGGATAGGCCGGTCTTCATTAGGCGTTCGCCCAGAGCCTTATCCGACTCGGGGAGTGTCATGGGAACGTCGTAGTTCCAGGATCGCATCGCATCATCGATCGATTGATTGCCTCGATGTACTGCGTGTAGGATGGCCTGCATCTCTCCATCCTCTGGACGTGGGTAATGGACGTCGCATGTTGCGACAAGAGGGACTCCACATTCTCTAGAAAGACGTTCGTAGGCAGGATTGATGCGGCAGGTTTTCTCAAGTTCGTAGAAGGGCTGGACCTCAAGAAAGTAGCGCTCTCCAAATAGTCGGGCAAAACGGCTGATGATGCGTCGCGCGTCATCCCATCCATAGCCGTCGCGGGAAGTGGGTACAGGTATTCCCTTCCCTCCCACAAGAGCACAGGCAAGCATCGATCCAGTGCATCCAGAAAGCGCGTACAGATCTCCAGAATTGCGTTGGAGATTGTCTCCAGAAACTGTTGGATGATAGTGATGATCTCGCCAACTCTGCGTGACAAGTCTGTTGAGATTCCGATATCCATCATTACTCCCTGCGAGGATAGTCAGGTGGTACTTCCATTGGCTCCGGGTCTCATCGACCGGGCCGGTGTAGGCTTCAAGCCCAAAGACCGGCTTCACGCCTGCGGCCAAGGCTGCCTTCTCGAATTGGAAATGGCTCGATACGCCGCCATGTTCGGTCAGAGCCATAGCGGTATAGCCTAGCTCGGCGGCACGGGCTACGTGTGCTGCGGGAGGTCTGTGTCCATCGCCGTGACTAAACGTCGAGTGGTGGTGAAGGCTAACATACCTCATAGCTCTATTATACCCCGAATCCGCCCGGTTCGGTAGTCCCTATTTCGACCATAAAATCTTCGAGTCTTACCTTGTGTTCACATCCCTCTCCATCGTACCCCATGCACTCGTAGCAGTCGGCCGGAAAGTTGAGCTTCATTGGCCCTTTGTGTATGGGGCAGTTCGGAGGATCTTTGGGGAGAATGTATATCGGACTGCCTCCGGGTATATCCATCCAGATCACCTCTTGTTCACCCTCCGTACCGATACCTTGCCGAGTCGCTCCAGCATTATGCTTAGGGCTACATCTAGATGATATCTACAGGTAGCATAGCCGTTGAGAAATACTTCTCTGTCTTCTGGCATCGGCTGGATTAGGTAGTCGGCCGGTACGTCCGTCTTGTTGTCGTGCCACGCCGGATCGCAGAAGTGTAGGGTTGTCATTCTTTTTCATCACTTTCCATAGTAGGGCGGTGTTTTGCGATATCCATTACGATAGCCCGCGCCAGTTCGTCACTTACCCCTACGCTGTTGGTAAGGATGTTATAGTAGATATTGTCGAGCCGTGCGATGAAGATAATGTCTAGTATCGCACGGGCGTGATCCAGAGCATCTTCGAAATCCCACTGCCCTATTTCCTTGTCTTTGTACTGAATGATAAAGAATGCCTTCTTTGTTCGCTGCGATATACCGGGGACTAGGACTACTGGAGTGCCGGTTACCGGGATGCTGCGCTTTGGCCTGAATTCCGTAGCGATGAATTCGGCAGCTCCTGTCTCCGTCATCATAGTTGCTCTGAGCTGAGAGAATATTGCTGCTTCATATTCGGCTATATTGGCCGTCTCGATGATCGCAGTTGCGTAGAGGAATGCCTGGTCGTCATTCAGGGTGAATATATCATCATCGCTAAAGGACACCGTGACCATATATACGCCGTCGGCCTGTATGTCGCTCTGCGCCCATATCTTGTATTCCTTTTCCGGCATTAGTTTCCCTTCCTGGTTTCCCACATTATGATCGCGATGATAAGCACAACGATTACGATACACGCTATCGAGAGCGGGCTAACGTACAGGTTTACGTAACCATGATTATGCGTGTGGATAGAAAGGACGGTCATCACCGAACCACATCTGCTCGTCGGCCTCGTGTAGAAGGTAGGAATGGATAAGGTTCCGGATCTGCTCTTGTGGATCTGGATATGAGGGATGAATCGGTAGTGTGACGATGAGCGGCTTGACTTCATCGCAGTCTGGGTCGTCATTATCCGCGACCCATACTTCTAGGCGCAGTTGCTGGTTCTCCCGGTCTACGGTGATCTCGCCACGGTTGTTGCTCCGGTCGCCGTAGTTCGCCCACTGGAATGTCTCCAGCTCCCGGTCTAGGAGGTCCATCATCCAGTCGATCTGTCTTACCATTATCCTGGCTCCCCGAGTTCTCCCCACTTAGAACCTTCATTTCTTAGGCGCCAGTAGAAGCCGGAGAAGTTGATAAGGTCTATAGCAGAGTCGCCGTCGAAGCGGTTGTTCCGCCAGGAATGGAACTTGAGGCGACCGGACTTATTCAGGATGTCATGGACGAGTCCCTTCCATCCTTTAGATGCCCAGGTGCTGCCTTCCGGATCGTATCCGCGATCGCACATAATCATTAGTGCGGTAGCGAAGGGGCCTGCGAGCTGGCTGATGGCATCGGGCGTAGGTGTGACGTCTAGCTTAACTATGAACTCGTAAGCTGCGGCGCGGATATCTTCATCGTTCACGATCTAGTTCCCTAGTTGCCAGGATCTCTTCGAGCTTCCAGTGCCCGCTCAGGTTCGTCGTCTGTATGTCGCCGCAATCGAAGCAGCGGATAAGAAGGATAGTCATTCGCGATGGCGGCTGGCGCGGGTGCTCGAAGCCGATCTGCTCGTGATGGAATGCGAGGATCTTCCAGTCGTGATCGTGAGCGCTTTCGACCACTCGCTGAAATGCCTCGAATAGTGCCTGGGCTAGGATACTAGGAGGTGGCGGCGGCTCCTGCATAGGAACCTCGGGAAGTGTTGGTTCAGACATAATGCCTCCTAGTTTATCTTCCGCCGTTTACTTCGATTATAGCGCCGGTAAGGTACTCGGGACCTATCAGTACGGATACGGCTACCTCGGCAATCTCTCCGGGCGCGGCGCGGCGACCCATAGGTATCTGGGACTTCTCATATTCCTGGGCGCGGTCGGAGGTCCAGCCCCGGAAGATCGGGATGTTGTCGTCGAGGTACCTAGTCATATTGGTATCATCGGTAATGCCTGGTGCTATCGCATTTACGCGCCAGCGTGGCGCTAGCTCCCGCGCCATAACCCTTACTGACATGTCGAGCGCGGCCTTGCTAGAGCAGTAGGCGATCGAGCCGCGCATTGGCCGGCGGGCGGCATCGCTACTGATTGCTACGATACTTCCACCTGCCTCGGGGAAGACGTGCTCGTGTGCGCCCACGATCCGGACGAATCCATGGCAGTTGACGTCCCAGACGTTCTCGAACGTGTTGTCCCACTGCATACCTATCTGGGTGATCCAGGCTAGCTCGTTTATGCCGGCGCTATAGATAATGTAGTCGAACGGACCTTCCTGCCGGACGCACTCGTAGCACTCGGCTGAGGAGCGTACATCGAGAACGTCCGTACCGGGCATCAGCCATTCCTCACATTTCGTCGCGTCGGCGTGCGTCTGTATGTACTCAGCTATCGCTTCGCCTATGCCGGAGCTGGCGCCGATTATCAGGCCCTTCACTTCGGCTTCCTTGCGGATACGGCGCTGAGGGGTTCGCGCGGGTTGATGTCGGTCCAGGTGTCCGGGTGATCGCCTGCCTGCGCGTGGGCGTCAACGCGGTCGCGGATAACGCACCAGCGGTCGGCCGGGCCGTGGAAGCCGCAGGAGCCTTTCTGGTAGCAGACCGGCTTGAACAGCTTGACGATCTCCTTCTGCTGCCACCTCTCGTCGGTCGAGCCGTAATTGAGGATAGCGAGGATCATCTGGTTCCAGACAACTTTCCACTCGTGTTGAGCCTGGGAGCAGAGCCGGTTCCCGGCCTGCCGGGTAAGGTTGAGGAGGTCCGTGTGGTAGTGGACTCGCGTCGTGATATTCGTCGGCAGGAGTCCGCGCGCATCTTCGGCGGGCATACCGTTGGCGACTAGCCGGTTGTATGCCTGCGCCGCGTAGGAGGTCGCCGCGTCCCAGGTTAGGCGCCAGGGATGGTCATCCTTCAGACCTTCCAGGCTAGGCGGGTCGGCCACTTCCCAGGCGGCGTTCTCCTTCACGGCGAACCGCATTGACTCCTGAACGAACGTCGCGGTACGCTGCCGGACTAGCTGGTGAGTGAAGGCCCGCGTCACACCTTCAAAGTAGAAGTGAAGGCTGACGAATTCGAGGGGCGCGGTGATGGCGCTGTCCTTGAAGCCGTTAAGCCACTTCATACACTGATCATGGGTTACGGTACCCGGATCGCGGTAGACACCTCCCTGGTACGTCTCGGCGGCAGCGGCCATAACGCGGAGGGGATTCCGCGTCATCGAGACCAGGGACACCCGCGGTGTTACCTTGTCGCCTGGTTCTACGAGTGGAGGGGCTGAGTACATTGCTACGTCGGCCCAGCGAGCGGGGAGCCTGCTCTTGTCGTCGTCATTCGCCATTTCGGCGGTCCCTCTCTATTCGTTGCATGTCTTCCCATGTTGCTTCTCTTGCACGTGCGTTCTCGTAGGCGACTGGAGTTTCGGCTACTGGTTCCTCGCTATTGCTATGGTTGAGAATGAATGCCTGTGGCATCAGCCTCTTGAGAAGATCTTCACAGTCCGTACAGATTTCGATTGGCTTGAAGTAATCCTCGCCTACGGTCTTGCCTTCCTTCGTGTGATGTTCGACCTGAATGTGTAGGTGGACGGTCGTGTTGACGCATTGCTTGCCGTCTACATCGCAAAAGGTTTTCTTCATCAGTGATTCGCCTGCCATTCTGTTATGTCCTTGCGGAGGCGTAGCCACAGGACGCCCAGGGTATCTACGCGCTCGCCTACGGCCACGTAGTCCTGGTTGTACGGCTGGCTACGTAGGTAGATCCTCTTGATGCCGTTATTGAAGGCATCCTCTACCTGTTCCGGTAGGTCGTCGACTGCCGCGACAATTCTGTCGGTACCTACCTGCCGTACCAGGTCGGCATATTTAGTGGTGTGTTCACCGCCAAATGGGACTCCTTCAAAAATGACGGCGTCGTAGTCGATATGGTTACGGCCTAGCCACTCCCGCGTATCGGGGTCGATATTGTCTAGGCGCATATACGGGCGCGTAGTACAGATCCAGACTTCCGCGCCGGTATTCCTGATGTTTCGGGTTAGCTCGCTCGCGCCCGGATAGACCGGCATGAATCTCTTCAGACCACCCTGCCGGTAGGCGAGCTTACACTCCCGGTACACGTGGTGCGGGACGTTCATGAACTCGTGGAGTCTTCTCCCGGGGTTGATGTCGTACTCGGACGGCATAGGCGTACCGAGCCATCGTTCCGCGAACCAGAGGAAGTGGGCATGGTAGTTACCCAAGGTGCCGTCGATGTCGAGCGCCACGACCGGCTTGCCGTCGCCGCTGCGGAACTCTCGTTTACGCAATTGCCTTATTCCTCTCATGATAGGTTGTGACCTAGAAGGATTGCTAATGCTAACCATTCAGGATCTCCGCGACTTCCGGGTAAGTCTGGTGGACCAAGTAGGACTTCTGCCATTTGCCGTACCGGCCGATCCTGAAGAACTCCGGATAGCAGTCACAGTCGGTCGTCAATGGCTTGGTTACGGTGACGGTCATATCGCCGTTCGTCGGGCGGTGCGCCCATTCAGTTGTCCGGTAGCCGAACACACAGGCGTTCCGGTACCAGGCGTTGGCACGGGTACCATCACATACGATCGTATCGACGGCTTCAGTGCCGGGCTTGGTACTACCGTTCGCGTAGATCGTGTGGTGGACGAACTTATGCTCGGGGTTGTAGCATAGGTCGGTCGCGGGTATAGTCGAGATGATGACGTCAGGTTTGAAGTAGTAGATCTGATCGGAAATGATGCCATGGGCTATAGGAGGAATCCTGGCGAATTCGATGTTTGGATTTGCGTGGAGATTCAGCCACATATCGGCATAGGTGGCGCGGATGTCCCAGGCTTCGTGCTCACCTACAAAGTCTTCCGGGGAGACCTTGCCTTTCCACTTCTTGCCGTACACCTTCAGCCGGTACTCTTCGGCCGTGCCGACAAGATGGTATCCTACTCGGGTATTGGCAACGTACTCGAAGCCGGGGATGGGAGCGTGAAGGTACTGACAACCATACTGGGTACTCGGAATTGCCCGGTTGCTTGCGACTAGGACTTTGTGTCCGGAGTTGACGGCAGCCAGAGCCGCCGCCAATCCGGACGGCCCGCAGCCAAGGACGGCTACGCTCATTTCTTCTCTTCCAGGTTCATCATTCGCCGGTAGATGAAGTCTTGCTTTCGACGCAGGATATCCCGCGTCATGTTCGTGTCCTTGGTGAAGTGCTGGACGGCGAGGATTCCCGTCATCACGACATCCATGAGTTCGTTTAGGATGTCGTCGCGGTTGTTGGTGACTCCCTTGCGAGGGTTCTGGCCGGTCGCGCCGATCATCGCAGCGACCGCTTCGCCAAGTTCCTCGATCACCTTGGAGATCCGCGCCCAGTCCTGAGCTAGTGGCTGTTCCTGGTAGAAGTCGGGTAGCTCTTCATCGAGCCAGTTGTCTACGTAACGGATAACCTGCCAGTCGATGCTGTCATCTTGGTAACTCATGTTTCCCCTTTTGGACCGAACGGCCTGGAGGGCTGGCACGCTCCAGGCCGTCCGGCGATAGTGGTTAGAACGGTGGCTCGTCATCCTGCGCACGAGCGCGGCCACGCCCGCGCGCAGGGGCTGCGGGGGCAGCGGCCTTAGCGGTCCTAGTGCCTCGTCCCGTACGGGCCGGAGCGGGCTTTTCCGGCTCTTTCGCGGTCGCGCGGGTACCCCTACGCGCGGCCGGTTTTTCGGCCGCTACGGGCGCGCTACGGGCCGTGGAGCGGGTACCGCGTCCGCGTCCGCGCGCCGGTTCTGGCTCAGGCTCTGGTTCCTCCTCAGGCTCCTCATCCTCCTCAGGCTCCTCATCCTCATACTCGGATTCGGCATCGTCGTCTTCTGCCTCGTCGGCGTCGTAGGGCAGCCACTCGGCAACGCGCGGCTGCCACTCGCCGTTGTAGCGCTCGCGGGTGGTGATGATCCGGCACCAGGCCTCGTCGTTTTCCTCGCCGGGGCGGAAGCTGCCGATCTTGTTGATGGGCGCGCCGTTCTGGTCGTCCTTGTCGGCCAGGTCCATCTCGCGCTTCTTGATCTGCCGGAGCGTGATCCCGTACGTCTCGAAGAACGGTGCCCAGCGGAACTTCGCGCCGCCGATGAGCGGAAGGTTAAGCCAGAACGGACAGCCGTTGTACTCGTCCAGGTCACCGTCGTTCTCGGCCGCGATCCAGAGGACCTTGATCATCGGGTCGTTGTTCTGGGAGCGGGTCCACCACATCTTCCGGAGGTAGCCGATCAGCTCGGTGTCCTTGGGCGGCACTTCGCCGTCATAGCTGTCGAACTGCTCGGTGGAGTATTCGAGTGAGTCGAGTTCTTCGACGTCAAGGTCTTCGACATCTTCCTGTCGAATGCGTACCATGCTAGTCCCTTTCGTGAGTGTGATCTAGGTAGTCTTGGCCGAGTCTGTGATTTGCGTCATGGTCTCCCCAGGTTACGAACCGGACGCCGGGATGCCTTTTTAGGATATGTTTGTGGAGCCACTCCTTAGACTGACTGTCGGGATCGGCGAGCCTGACGAGGGGTTGAGCGCGGTGTTCTCGCCGTTTCGCCATTAACCGCTCCCCTTGCCTTGTCGATCGCCTCGATCATTCGCGACATGGCGAAGTAGTCGCCATCCTCCACGTCCCAGTACCGCCCGAGGGCCATATAACGGTCCTTGGCGTACCAGGGAGGGTACGGCTGAGCAAGAGCACGGCGGAGAATCGCTCCGCGCATCTCACGGGACTCGCGTGCCACACTATAGTACAGTGCGACCGAGAACTGAGAACTGACATAGTCAGAGATCTCGCCTTTCTTCCCCAGTAGGTGCGGGATGATCCGCTCCTCACCTTCAGCGTCGTCCGCGGTCATTGAGGTGGTAATGAAGATCACGTTGAACCGGCCGTCGATCAGGCGGTCGGTCCAGCGCTTGAAGCCGTTCTGGTACTTCTGGTGGTTCTGGATCGCCGGGATGTCGAGGTCGCGCTGCGGGTTAATCTGGTTCTCACGCTCCAGAATCCACCGCATATACATCTCCTGCATCTTGGTGCCGGAGTCGACGACGATCCAGTCGTCGATCGTGAACTCGCGCTCTGCCTTCTTCACGCCGGCAACCGCGTGTTCCCAGGAGGGGCAGCGCCATAGCTTGGCCTGACTACCGACGGCGCGGGCGCTGGCCACTCCCTCTGTCTCGGTCGAGAGGAAAGCGACGTTGCGGGAACCATCTGCCGCACCTCCCGCGAGTAGGGTCTTGCCGTGTCCGGACGGCCCGTGGATCAGGATATTGATGGGAGCGGTCGGGCCGGACTCCGCCAGGCTCTCTTCGTGGATCTCAACGTCCGCCTCCATCATAGAGAGCGGCGCTTCCCTTGACTGCTTTGCTGATTGTCGTTGGGCTCCCGGCCTTGCGCCTCGCAGCCCTCGTGTTGGTGGCATCACGCACTCTTCCTGTTGTCTTCGTAGGGGTCAATTTGTCGGTAATTGTTCTTTAGAACTACCTGGAAGGAATGATCATTCCCGCGCTCATGAAGTTGACACGGTATCCAGAACGGGCAGCGCGGACAGTCTTTGGTCGGGGTCTTGGTAATTGGGATCGTGCCGTCGCGGACGGCGTTCATTACCGTTACCTCATCGGCGATTCTCTGGAGCTGAGTATGTTGCTCTTTCGGGCTTCGCTCGATTGGGTGTCGCAGAAATGCCTGGGGAGGTTGCTTCTTCGAAACTGAGTTGTCCTTGTTAAGGTATAGCCCTTCCTCATTCTGAGGGCGCTCATCCGGTTTTGCTTTACGGAGGAAGTTGTAGATGATACCGGCGATATGTTCGTCAGGCTTTAGGATTCCGGCATTACGGAGAAGCTGGGAGGCGACCGCCCAATAGGAGCCGCCCTGGTCATCAAGCTCTAGATAGGCCAATACGATCTGGGCCGCAGTCTTGTGCTCTAGCAGGTAGATAAGGCCATCCTCAAGGTTCCGCGCCACGCCATCCCAGCGAGAGGTAAAGTAGGCGACCGGCTTGCTATCGTGAAGGATGCGTACCCGGAACGGCTGCTCGACCGAGATGATATCCCACTGCTCATCCCGGCCGTAGTAGTCGACATACTCTTCGAGCATTGCGATACCTAGCTCGGTAGCATCAACCCATACCGGCTCATCGAACGTCTCATCAAGGTAGGTCCTTGCGAATGTAATCTCGTCGCCGGCCCAGGCCTCGAATGTGTCGGCTGGATGCGGGCCTCGGCGTTTGCCCTTCAGGTACCATTGCGCTAGGGCTTCGTGAACTCCGTACCCGAACCAGAGCGCATCGGCCTGTACGGTTCGCGCCCGGTACCCCATACGGAATTCTAGCCACCAACGAAAAGCGCAGCGCTTAAAAACGGCACGTTCGGAAGTCCGCAGAATCGGTAGGTTATCCACCAGTACCTCCGGTTGGTACTTAAAAGGTGGGTCCCAGACGGCGTTCGGGCACTGGGGGTGGGGAGCGCCGCCTGGGACGTTGACCAGGCCCGGCAGCCGAAAAGGGGAATTAAAGGCTGCCAGGCCTGGAGTCTAGTAGGGAGCCTCGGCAGTGGACGGCTTGGACCGTCCGCGACCACGGCGGGCCGGTGCCGGCGCGGGCTCTGGCTCTGGCTCCGGTGCGGCGGCTGCCCGGCGCGGTCGGCCACGGCCGGCAGGCTTGGCCGGCTCGGGCTCAGGTTCCGGGGCAGGAGTGCGGGCCGCACGGCGGGCTTCCCGGCGCTCCACGTTGAACTCGGACCTCTGGAAGTGGCCGTACAGGCCAGCGCCGAGAGTGAGTATCCTGTCGACGGGAACGTCGTCCAGGCTGGCCACGTTGTCCTCGAACCAGGTCACGAAGTCCGCCATCGTCGGGGAGAGATCCTTGTCCAGGTACCTCTGGAAGTCAACCTCGCCGTTCTGTTCCGGCTCTGGTTCCGGCGCGGGTGCCGGTCGGGTCGTGGACCTACGTCCACGAGTGGCAGGAGGCATATGATTTCCCTTTCTGTCGCCCTGTCGGTGATTGCGATCAGGTAGTCCCTTACTCCCCCGATTATACCCTATGCGGCGTCTCCCGTCTAGGGGTTTCACGGGAAATTCTCGATGATCCTCGACGGTAAACCGCGACAGCTCATGGTAACGGACGGTAATGAATCCATCCGCATCCGGAGTCTTCCATTCAGAAGCCTTATGCCCATTCGTCCGCCAGTGGTCCGCCGTATAGAACAGTACATCGTTGGCAGCGTCGTACGTGAAACCGTACTCGTCCATTAGCTCCTGGCGGATAAGCGTGACGTTCGCCCGGCGCGGGATTGTAGTCATTCGTCCCACTTCTCGCTCTCGGGGCGGCGCACCTTCGAGTCAGCATAAGCGGTAGCTGCCTCGAACTCATCATCAGTTAGTGCTTCTGGCCACTTCTTGCCGAAGGCATGGACCTTGTCGGCGAACGCCTCATACCAGGCATCATCTAGCTCCCGTTCAGTCTTACCAGCCATTTCGGGGTCTGAGGGCATTTCGCGCTTCCTCCCATCTGATCTTACGCTCGGGGTGCTTCTGCTCGTAGCGCTTGTCCCGTGCCCGGCCTTTAGCGCTCTGGTTGTAGCGCCGGTATTTCTCTAGGCGCTTCTCGTCACCAGTCATCCAAGCCCCAGCTTCTTCTTTGTTTCTTTTCCTGCCGGGCCGATATACTTGAGATGTCCCGTCTTTAGGAAGTAGGAGGCATCAACCCACAGCTTTGGCTTCTCTCCTGGCCGCCCTACTCGTAGAGACCAGTAGTCGCCGCGTCCACGCTCTAGCACGACTACTCGTTGCGCTGGCGCGGACGGCTTTCCGAATACCGTAGGCTGGTATTCCCAGACTTCGCCTACCTTCGGCAGGCCGGTTGGAGTAGGCATAACGCAATCGGCTTGTCGTCGGGAACCAGGTGACCGAAGCCGTCGCTCAGCATCATGTACGCGCTGACCAGGACCGGGCTATTGCCCAGGGCGTCATTGACGTCATCGAAGATGTCTTCGTCAGGAGTCCCGGCCGGGTAGTACAGTCGAACGTTGACTGCGACTACGGAATTGTTCTCCGGAGTCCCGTTGACGTGGATGGGATTGACGGGCATTACTTCTCCTTCAGCATCTCGGATAGCTTGCGCGGGCTCGCCTTGGCCACGACCACGCGCTGTTCTTCATTAAGGCCGGCCAGCATCATGTCGATCGTACCGACGCTAACCAGTCGGTAGATCTCGACCTGATGGATACGGCTGACTCGGTGGATCCGGGCGTTAAGCTGCTCGTCGCGGTCGGATACCCAGGGCATATCAAGAACGACCATCTCGTCGGCCGCATCCAGCGTGATCGACTCCCCGCCCGCGTCCCGGTTAAGGCAGACGACCTGGCAGGTATCGGCTGGGTCCTGGAACCGCGCCACGAGATGAGATCTGTCACGGTCGCTGGTCGCGCCGGTTAGGGTAAGGACTTCCATTCCTAGCTGGTGCCGGATCGTGTCGGCCGCTAGCTCGACCATACTGGAGAAGCTGCTTGCCACGACGACCTTCTGGCCGGTACCCTCGCGCTCCTGCATGAAGTCGAGTAGCCACTCGATCTTGTTGCTGGGGAGCGTCGGGATTAGATGCTGCCTACCCTCGCCGTGTACGTGGTTCGCGGTAGCGAACTGCCGGAGTCGAGTGATCTCCGCGAGCTGGCCGGTCGCGGTAATCTTGCCGGACTCCAGCGTTGCCTCTGCGAGATCCTCCATCTGCCGGTAAGCCTTGGCCTGTTCCGGCGTCATGTCGAGCTGAACGTAACATGGGGAGTCCGGATCTGCCGGGTCGATGGGAGTTCCGGCAAACATGATAGGTGGCAAGTCGGGGGCAGCTTCCGCCTTGGTACGCTTCAGGTAGTACGGCCTCAGCATCCGGTCCCACGTTGATTGGTTGCGTGGTTCGAGCACCTTGTCGCCGTTTCCGACAACCTTGCCGTACCTGCCTTCCTCGACTCCAAAGTACGTCTCGGCCCAGCGCCAGTAGCTGCCGAATACGTCGGGGCGCAGCCAATTGAGCGTCCCCCATCCCTTCTCTAGCTTGCTACGGAACGGCGTGCCGGACAGGGCGATGGCTAGGCCGTCCGGGTTTAGCTGCCTCCGGATATGAACCGCGCCGAACCTGGCCTGGGTGATTCGCTTCGACTGGACGTTGGCCGTGCTAGCGAGCAGGTTGTGGGACTCATCGAAGATGATAGCGTCCCACTTGTTCTCGTGTAGGAATGGCCAGTCGGGCTGCGCCGGGTAGGTATGCCTGACGTGGTCTCGCGGCGGCCGGTCGCCGAACGGGCATTCGCCGGTCGGGCTTGCCGGGCACAGCTCTAGGCGCTTCGCCCTGGTCATTTCGATGTTGACGATAAGCATCTTGCGCCGGGCGCGGGACTTGGCGAACCTCCTCATCGCATCCTCGCGCTCGGCACGGGTACCTTGCGCAACGAACGTCTGGATCGTCGGGGCCCAGCGCATCGTCTCGCGCTCCCAGACTGTTCGGGTCGCGGTACGCCGGCAGCCGATCAGGATTGTCCGGGCATCGTTCTCGATCATCGCGGCGAGTGCCTGGAGGGTCTTGCCGAGTCCGGGGTCGTCACCGAGGATAACCTGCTTACCGGCGAGCATGAACGCCGTACCGGCTAGCTGGTACTTACGGTTGAGCATCGCTGCCATCAGCTGCGGGGCTTCCTGCTCGACGCGCGGGAAGCTAAGGTTGCCGAGTGCTTCCTCACGCATATCCTCCAGCGTCCGCTCTTTGGCCACTTCCTTAGCGGCCCACTCGCGTAGCGTCGGAAGGATCTCTAGGGCATCTCCGAACTCAGAACGGAGAGCCCGGCACGTGTCCATCGAGAGGGGGTAAGACCAACCCAGGAAGATGTTCGGTGTTACGGTCTTGTCCCAGTCCGCTCTCGCCCCTGGGACGTTCTTCGCACGACGCGGACCCTGGCCACCGGCGTAGTCGATCTTCGCCAGCACCCTCTTCCCGTCCGTCGTCACGATCGCTTTCAGATTCATCATTTCCCTACTCTGCGGCGAGAGTTTCCCGCCTACCTCTATTATACCTTAGCAGGACGGTCTGCGTCTATAGGTCAAATAGTTCTTTTCCGTTAGGCCAGATTATCCTGTCCACACCCGCGCCCCGGATAAGACGTATACACATAGTACACGGCTTGTGCGTGACGTACATAATCTTGCCTATTGCGTTTCGCCCGGCACATAGTAGGACGTTCTCTTCGGCGTGGATTGCGATGCAGAGCCCAGGGCCAACATCGTAGTCTGACCCGGACGCTACGGCGAGCTGGCAGGGCCATCTATTTCCACAGGCGCAGAGTTGTTGCCCTGACGGGTCGCGGTGCTCTCCGATATAATGCTGGCCTCGGGGGCAGGCACCCGCGGTCAGGCAGCCGGGCTCGCCTCGGGGTGCTCCGTTGTAGCCGGTGTAGAGGATGTCGTGAGTGAAGGGGTTGACTAGGATCGCGCCGACTAGCCTGCGGGTACAGTCGGCTCGCACAGATACCGCCCGCGCCACGCCAAGGAAGTATGTGTCCCAGTCCGGGCGCTTGTAAGTCGGCATCATGATCCCGGCGAGTTGATGTATTCCCGGACCAGCTCATTCAGCAGTTCGAGGTACTCCAGCTTGGGAAGTGACTCTAGTTGTAGGGCTATTACCTTGGATCTAAATTCCGCTTTCGACATTGACCTTTCCTTGCTCGGCTAGTTCCTGGGCGGCCTTGAGGATTTCGACAAGGCTCTGGTTATCGCTGTACGGCCCGACGGCATTGACCGCAATACCGCCGTGCTCGTTCACTATGATAGTGACCGCTACCGTCCTCATTTCGGTTTCTCCACCAAGGTGAAGTGGCCGTGTTCTGCATACTCTTCCGGCGTCAGGTACACGTACCCGCTGAAGTCGACGCGGTACTGGCCGTCGTGCGGGCCCTGGTCACAGAATAGAGCGTTGTGCTCATATAGTCTAACGTCCATTGTCTTCCTCTGGTCCGTCGTAGTATTTGAGAGCGCCGCCGTGTATGGCAGATTCCTCTCTCCAGTCTGGGATGTAATCGTCAAGAAACTTCTGCCAGGCGAACCTGGATTTCTTGTCTGGCGTGTTCGCGTACTTAGGCCAGCGCTTGTATATGATAGCCATACACTCGCGCTCGGCCGCTAGCCTTGCGTTCAGGTTGTCATGGTATATGCTTTCGATGCCTCCAGGATCATACCGCTTGTTCATCGACGTGAACTGAACGTCGCAATGTACCAGCCATGGAAGCCCAAAAAGAGCAATTCCGCGCCTGGACAATTCGGCATCTTCGCTGAAGGCGTATAGAGTTGGGTCGTAATTACCGCATCTAAGCGCGTTCTGAATATTGAGTCCCCACAGCTTGAATCCCCAGCCGCCTGGGCAGAGGATTGGTCCGCTGTTAGCGGAGATGGCGCCATGCGTGAAGCGATCGAATAGTGGGCGAACTGCGCCAATGCCGAGAGTTTCCGGCTTCTCTGCCTCATCTATCAATTTCCAGGCGTCGGATGTTGGATTCACGTAGCTATCATCGTCACTCATGATGATAGCTTTGAGACCTGCCTTGTTGGCGTGCTCGACGCAGTACATGCGGGTATACCCGATGCCCTTGCCGGCGAGTGGAGTGGGTATAACCTGGACATCCTCCCATCTCTCTTCCCGAACCAGCTTGGTGTGAGCTGCGTACTCGCGGCGCTCGATTATCAGCCTGACAGGCATGCCCTGGTCAAGCCAGAACGGCACACCCCTTCTGAGCATCTCGATTCTACTCAGGGTCGGTATGTATACCGTCACGTTCCACTTCCTCAATTGAGACGACGGTCATGAAGTTGTAGATGTGGAGGTCTATGAGAGTGCGCCTGACGATTTCTTCCGGTACGATGAGTGCCTGTGGTCCAGTTCTGAAGACCAGTTCCATGCGGAGCAGGCTGCTGTCGAAGTCGTCAGACGGCATACCTTGCTTGGCCTCGACGACGGCACGATAGGTTTTACTCATCTCTTTGACCTACACTCAGGGCCGATGCCCAGCCGGCGCGAGGTCTCGTCGGTCAGGTGCCTGTTGCACCGGTAGCACCGGCCTAGCTCGCGGCCATAGAGAGCTGCCGACAACTCGACGCCAATCTCAAGGATGGCTTCGAGTGCCGCGAACTTTGTGTCGCGGGTCACGCTCATGTCGGGCTTCCCGCCAACGACCCGCTTGACGAACGTACGGCCAGCGTACTTCCCCTGCTCCGGTCGGTCGACCCGCCAGAAGTCGAAGTCATTATTGCCGGTCAGGCTCTTAGTCGCGTAGTGTCCCTTGGCGATACCGTCGTAACGGTTCGTGTTCGTAAGGGGTTGCGCCTTCAGGAGTGGCGGCTTCTCCGGGCACTTACCGTCTAGGTGGGAGGTAAGCCACTTGCCGTCGATCTTGTCGACGCGCCCCTCATCCACTTCGACCTTGGCGCCGCAGAGACGGCAGTTACCAGGGTACATGTTTTTCTTGTAGTTAAGAGTCTGGGTGGTCGTCCCGCTTACGCCGTAGCACTCCCGTACGTCCGCGACCGACTCGTGCTCGTGGCCCTTACCACACCTTACAGTCATTTCGCCTTTTCCATTCTCTTCAGCCAACCGTGGGTCGGCCCGTACCTCTAGTATACCCTATGCCCGGGGGTCGCGTCTAGCCTGAGTTTATACGTACCCGGATACTAGTATCACCGTCAAACGGCTTGCTCTTGGCCGGATCATGGCACCAACAATCACAGGACTTCTTCAGCTTCCCCTGGTCATCGACTTCGGTACACGGTACGTGTGGGCTATCTCCGTACAGCATACACTTTAGTGATTGCGCCATAACATATCTCGCGGTGCCTTCTTGGGGTAGGCCGTCTCCAGCATCTTGGTGAGGTCTACGCTAAGCCAGAGCATAGCGAGGTCATTGATCTCGTCAGTGACTTCGCCGAGAGGCGTGATGCTGTCGTACTTGCCACTGGCATATAGCCAGGCGAACACCATGCCTTTGAGGGTGTCGATCTTACGCCGGAGTTTGGTGATGCCGTTGGCTCGCGGACGGACGTAGCGCTGTCCGAACGCCGTGAGGATGTCATTGCGCAGGGCGCGGATCTCAGATTCGAGGCGTCGAATGCCGGTCTGGTCCATGTTGGGCTCCCTTATCTCTTTGACCCATTCTGCGTAGCTAGATAGCTCCGCATCGTCCTGCCTATTCCTACTCCATATTGCCATGAGTCTCCTAGAGGTACCTGCGCATCACGCTGACGTAGTCACTAGTTATTGCGATAACCGCGACGATCCCGTATATGCCCCCCTGGATGAATAGCGCGTACAGCAAGGCTATACGCCATACAACCTCGCGGTAGAAATAAGGCAGCATCGAATTGCCTGACGGCCTTGTACATCGCCAGGCGCGTAGACTCGTCGGCGATGAGTAGGCCGTCGATACCTTGGGCCCTCCAGCATGACTTCCTATGGTCGTAGTTGACCTGGCCGGCTGGCGCGGTGCCGTCGGCTAGGGTGTAGGTTATGCTGGCATTGCTTACCGTCTTGCTGGTGACCCAGAGATTCACAGAATGTCTCCCGTCTCGACTATGGCGGTTGCGGAGTATGTTGTATGGGTTATGTAGTCGCTCTTGATCAGTAGCCGTACCTTGACGCCGGGATGTCTGCTATCCATATGTTCTTTGAGCGTCTTGATTGCCAAGGTTTCGTTGCTTGGCTCGCGGAGGGTATACGGGATGACGCCGTGGAGCGGGCACGTGAACTTCCACATCCCGTTCATGCGGCTGCTACGCACCGCGGTCAAAGTCTCCATTATCCAACTGGCTCTGCGCGGAGTGGCTTGTAGATTCGAAGCTGATCTATTGTCTGGCTGCTGAAGGTACCGCGGGCATCGGGAATGATGCCTTTGTAGTCGGCCGGGTAGTTAGCGCGCTCGGCAAACTCTTCTGCCAGAAGGTAGCTGTCGAAGACGACGCCGCCAGATTGCTCGACCCGGCGCAGTTCGCCTATGGTGTGGAGCTGTCTCGTTTCGACTGCCTGCTGGAACTGCGGGTTGCCCTTGTAACCGTAGCCGCTATGCTGGACTACCGTCCACTTGTTTGGTGTCGCCGTCATTTCACTTCCCGTCCCTTCATCGCCTATCCCTATTATACCCTACCCAGGCCTTATCAGGGAAGCCCTAGATACCCTCTGTACGGCCCGGAGAGCGACGGAGAGCGGCTTTGGGGACCGGCCGGATATCTAGGTACCCGGCCGATCCCACAAGCCTTAGAATCGCTGTCCGCGTGGTGCTATAGGGCCTTGCGCGCTCCCGCGCCAGCAGCGGGATTCAGGTTCGCCGTGTTCGCGTGCCTAGTGCCTCGCGCATACGCTTCGGCATTGTGCTTTGTCTGCCTGGTGGTTCCGAACGTCATGCCCGGGAAGTCAACGAGCATCGCCTCATCGATGCTCTCGGTCTTGTCCTTGAGCACTAGTTCATTGCCCTTGCCGCGCTGGCCAGAGATCTCGGCAAGGCGATCTCGAATCCGGTTGAGGTAGCCGCGAGCGGCGTTGATGCGGAACGTCTTGCTGCTGTTCGACGTGATGCGCAGGAACGGCTCGTCACGTTCCTGGATTGCCCGCTCGTATGCCTTCTTGTAGACGCCGACTGACCGGGGGTACGTAGCCCGCACCTTGGTTTCCCGGTTGACGAACATGAGCGCTGGCTCGTCCGATCGCGGAGGAACATCGTACCAGCCGTACAACCTTGCGATGTCAATCCAGTTGAGCCCGGCGTTGTGGAGTTCGTATGCGTTGTCTTCGAGTGACTTGGCTGGGTCCGGTTTCGGGAAGATGGCGCCGCCGAAGTGGAGGAACAGGTTCGTGAACATCAGCTCGAAGTACCTGATGTCGGACTCGTAGCCGTACACCCAGCAGTACTCCTGCTTGTCCGACTTCTTGTAGGCGGTACCGACCATCCAGATCGAAGAGCACTTGCAGAACTTCGCCACGATGTTGACGAGAGTCGCCATGTCGTTGAGGAACTCATTGTCCTCTTCGCCGATGTCGATCTTGATCCTGGTCGGCTTCGCCGCGACCGGGGCAGCGCGCATCGTCTGCCACTCTTCGACCGCGTATTTTTGCATCATCTTATCGGCAGCGCCACGGCAGGCATCTGCCTCATTCATGCTCTCCGGATCGCCGAGTGCCTCAAGGCCCTCTGCCTTCTGGATAAGGCCCCTGATCTTGCTAAGGACCTTATCCGCGTCCCGCGTGGCTTCCATTACTGCTTTTCCTCCTTGCGGTGCTTGCCGACGTACTCGTGCCGGCCAACGAACCATGGGCCGGTCTCTTCCTCAGTCTCGGCCTTGGGGTAGAGGATGATCCAGGCCTCATCCATTTCCGCTTCGATGTCGACCCTCTCCACCTCCATTTCCTCGCCTGCGAACGAGAACCTGACTTCGCTGTCGTCGAGCAGCTCGCCGAGCTTGGCGAAGAACTCGCCCCTATTCAGAATCATTACTGACGACTTCTTCCTTGAGAGCCTTACCGTGGAAGACCACGGTCTGGACGTGGGACGGCTTGAACTTGTTCAGCGCCGCCGCTATCTTCGGCAGCGTCGTCCGGTCCCACTTCTCGTCGGGGATCGCGACAAGGATGTACTTCATTTCTATCTCCATTCCGGGTAGAACTTGGAAGCCAGGCGCTTCTCGACGCCTGACATACTGAGAATGAACTTGCCATTCTCCAGAGCTATCGCCCCGCCGACGCTGCCGGAGTCAGAGCCCCAGGTACTGCCGGCGCGGACCTGCCGGAACATTCGCAGGATGGCGTGGGCGTGATCCTCGGTCTTCACGTAGGCGTCGCTGTCGCCGGGAGTGAACTTGCCGGTGACGGTCACGATCTGGTCGTGGGCCGTGATCGTCAGGCCGTACTCTTCGGCCTTGGCGCGAATGATGGCCACGCGGATCTCCATCGAGGACTTCAATTCACACATTACAGCATTCCTGACTTTGCGACATCGCTTACGGTGATCACTGTGCTCTCCTGGTCGCGGTCAGGCAGCGGAATGTCCGTCACTCCGCTGATGTTGTAGTAGGCGTAGTTGCGCCCGGCGAACTCGATGTAGATCTCTGCTGGCTGGTCATCGCTGCCGCCGTCAGCCTGGAGAGCGGCGATAAGCTCGCCCTTGGTCATCATCCTAATCCTCCTGGAATGGCTCGACGCGGAACTTGGCGCCCATCACGCCGCCGAACTGCTCATGGAAGTCGTCGATCAGGGAGATGTAGTCGATGTAGTGCTCGCCGAGGTTTCGTAGCTTGCCGTCGATCAGCATTCGCCGCGCGCCGTCGATCTCCACGATCTTGATGACCAGCGTCTCGTCGTCGCCGAGCACGCGCTCGATCTTGTACTCGTCGTCGCTGACCTGGGTAACGTCGACCGGCTCAGTAAACGGCCAGTTCTCGCTGTTGTCGTCGCCGCCGCCCAGCCACGGGTTCCCGTGGTTATCAAGCCAGGAATCGTATCCCGGTAGTTCTCTCGACATTGCCTTCGCCTTTCCTCACTCGCGGGAAATCCGCTACCTCTATTATACCGCGTCAGGAGCGCGTGAGTCTAGTAGTCAGTCGTCCTCAGTTTCGCTGTCGTCGCCGTCGATGTAGGTGTCGTCGTCGTCCGGGTCGCCGCAGCAGGCGAGATTTATCTGCTGCTCTGGCGTCAGCTCACTCCAACGCTTTGGCTGAAAAATACCGGAACCACTTGAAGAGTTAGTCAAAACATCATCTCCCGTGTTGGTAGATTGCGTAGATGATCGCGAACGGCATCGCCACTATTAGGACCGCGATCTGAAATAGCCAGACATGGAACTGGAGGAATGCCCACCAGGCGATACAGCCAACGAATCCGGCGGTCCAGACTGCTACTAGGAAGACGGTGATTATTAGCCAAACCAGGCAGCCGACGTAGAGCCCGCTCGGCCACTCGATGTCGCTCAGGCCATCCATCCATTTGCCCGCGCCGTGGTTAATTCTCCGCGACATGTCGGGCGCGAAGATAAGTCCAGACATTGCCTAACTCCCGTTCCTCGTGACTAGGATTTTCTTGCCGTTCTGGGTATAGTTGCCGTGGACGGGATACTTGTACCAGCGTCCGTCGCGGAAGATGGCTATAGCCCGTAGGTTGTCGTCGGTGTAGCCGTGGCCGTACAGGTGAACCGCGATAGCTTCTCGTAGGTGAAGGTCAGGCATTTCGCTCACCGGCTTGTTAGGCATCCAGACCCCCTGGAATGATAACTCCTGTACGCCTGGAGAGTTCACGCCGGATCGTTTCGGAGCAGTCGTACATGATCGACTGGGCGATTTCCCAGTAGACGCTGTCTTCCTGCTCCTGGAGATCTGGACTGTCCTTGATGGTGTCCTCGGTGGCGAGGTCGATTGCCTTCATCGCGTCTTCGACGGAGTTGTAGAACATTACTGCCCCTTCGCCTGCTTGCGCTCTTTGTCGGCAAGTCCTTGGCAGTACCATTCCGCCTGCGTCGTGGTGGCTGTTTTCCTCCCCGTCCCGGTGCTGATAACCCAAGTTGAACGCCCACCTTCCTCAGGTGGCGAGTAGTCGATGCCGTGATGCATGAATGCGCGCTCGATAGCGTTACGCCTGTCCTTGACGGTCATTTCGCTGCTGCCCGTCCCTGTCGGTTGAAGTCTGATGGCTGGAAGTACCTGTAGGTGCGGAGGGCGATCAGCACTGTCCGCGGGTCAACGCCGTTCGGGAAGGTGTCGCTGAAGTTCTCTTCGATCCAGCGCGAGTACCTCAGGATGTCGTCTGGAATTGGCTTCGTCAGGTAGCCGCGATGTCCGCTGATGCGCGGGGTCTTGGTCTTAGTTCCGTTGCTGCGCGGCTTCGCCGGCTGTGGCTCTGGCTCAGGCTCGGGCTCGTTGTCCTGGAGGGAATCAGTACAGGGCTTCCACTCCATCCCCTGCCAGATGTCGAAGCTGAACTCGCCGTGCTCGCGCTCGTACTCCTCAAGGATGCCGTTGTTCCAGTAGTCGAAGCAGAACGCCTCCTTCGAGCCCCAGTCCACTCTGCCGAATTCGATCTTCTCTTGATTCTGCGGCTTCCGATGACCGCACCGGTATTCGTGAATATGTACTGTGCCGTCGCTTATGTTCCAGGCGAACAGTCGCATCCTTTTCCTTTCGATTCGGCTGCCCGCCCCTCCGTGCCAGGAGGGGCGGGCGCGGCAGGAGGGGTACCCTCCCTTTTGCTAGGCGGTTAGTGACTTGGCCGGGTGGCCGTTGGTGCTGCCTTCGAGCTTTCGCTCGGCGCGGTAGATGTCATAGAGCCAGGTGATCTCGCCGCCGCCCGGGTACTCGGCCAGGAACGCGCCGATTGCGAAGAACGCTTGATCGTCGGCGTAGTCGTTCTTGTCGAGCCCGTGAAGAGTGCTGATGTAGATCGTGCCGCCGCCGACCGCGCAGATAATCCTGCGGGTCACGACGTTGTAGAGGTAGGTTGCGCTACCCTCCTTGAGTTCGTCGTCGCTCCAGCCGACGGCTCTGGCATCTTCCTTGTTGGAGCAGCGCCGCTCGATGACGTACAGAAGGCAGGTCGGGTCGTAGGTCTTGCCGAAAATGTAACTGCCGTCGGCCGCGTACTGGGCCGGTGTGATCCAGAATTCGAACTTCGGTGGCGTCGCGGCCTTGCGCGCCTTGATTGCTGCCCTCTCCCGCGCCTCTGCTTCGGCCAGTTCGCGGCGGAGGTCTGCTGATGATTTCACATTTCGCCTTTCTTTGGGTCCTACCCCTATTATACCTCGTCAGGGGCTTCGCAGTATAGAGGTCAGAGCGTATGTTTTCCGGGGCTAGCTTCGCAGCAGGCGAACTTCTCCCTGGTCTAGGTAGAAGGCACGAGGTCCATGTTTCCGCGCCAGAGCAGCATGAACAACCTCGACCGGGTTGTCGTAGCGCATTGACGGCCCGTTCCTGGAGGCAGGCCGAATGGTCATACCCCATACGCCGAACGTGTCGCGGAAGATGTGGACGCCATCCTTCAGGGTGGCACTGCCTACTGCGAGGTTGCCGTCCTTGTCGAGCATTACGATATAGTTGTCCTTGACGCCGTTGAAGTTGTTCTGGCGCGGTCCTGTGCGATTCGCTTCGGCATTCAAAGCCACCACAAGTTCGAGCAGCTTCTGCTTGGTGATCATCGCATTTCCTTCCTGCTCGGTGCCGCCGCCCATATCGACGGCGGCACCTTCGTTACTGATTTAGACAGGTGTTACTGCCCAGCACTATACCTCTTCTATTGTCCACCCAGACGGCAGGGTCTCGTAGAGGGCATTGACCTCATCCTCAGTCATCATCTGCCCATCCCCTACCTGCCGGCCGTAGGCGTCCAGGATCTTAACCTGGACGTTGCGGGGAGCATCACGGTACATCTGCTCGTAGATTTCCTGCTCGATGTCGCGGGTCATTACGGCGATTCCTCTGCTAGCTTGAAGATAGCTCCGGCGCACTGTTCGAGTGTGCCGTCGACGACGTACGTGCCTTCTGCGTATGGCTGCCATGACCAGGACTCGCCAGGCTCGTGGCCGGGTAGGCTGGTACGCCAATCTCCGCGCCAGCGCACCAGGTCACCACGGTAGTTGTCCTGGCCGTCGTAGATCATCCACCTGGTCGCGCCCTTGCGGCCGCTCGCAGTGGAGTGGACAGGCACCCAGCCTGGCGGCAGGATCTCGCGGAGGTTGATGCGTTTTCTAGGCATCACATCCCCTTTTCGATTGGGTAACGATTCGATATATATCGAGCGCGCGCGCGAACGCGCGCGAGCCGATCGCGCGCGCGCCCCGTCATGCTATTCTCGGCTTGCGACCCGGAGGATTGCGCCTCTGGATCCCAGTCTTGTAGTCGGACATTATCCTGACTGTCGCGGAGTCGACCTTCACGTCAACACCGTCGACTTCTACGTAGATCGAGGTCTGCTCGATTCGATACCCGAATGGCGCCCAGGGAGCGCCGCACTTGAGCTTCTCGCAGACTACGGTCGCCAGGCCACCTTCGTCATCGTCAGGCATAATCCTGATAACGAAGTCGGCCGCATTGAATAGTCGCGGACCTCGCATTCTCTTGTCGTTATAGTTCGGATGCGCTATCGCGAGCACTACGCAATCTAGTTCCCGCGCCAGCATCTTCATTCCCTGAACGACCCGGTTAGCGCTGGTATCGTTCGAGATTGAGAGATTCGTGAAGTCGGACAGCGCGTCCAGGATCACGAGCTTGAGATCTGGTATCTGCTTCAGCTGAGCGATCGCCACAGTCAGCGCGAGCGTAGGCTCGCCATGACTGCTTAGCGGTAGCTCGAACGGCGCGGTGATAGCGAAGAGGCCATCATCGTGCCATTCTGGATTCTCTTCGAGCCACTTGCTACGCTCGGGCTCCTGGAGATTCTTCGCTACCTGCTCGCGATCTGCGTAACCTCGTGCTAGCCGGGCTTGCTCGCGGATGCCCGCGTCATACTTACCTTCGCCAAAGACGATCGCGACACTTCCCTCACCAGTCTTGCGACCGGCGAAGTCCGCACCATTCACGACGGCTAGGGCTAGCTCGACATTGACGAGTAGACTCTTGCCTGCGCGGGACGGTCCCCAGACGAAGCCAATACTAGGCCCCTCAGGAATCATTCCCTCCACGAGGTATCGCGGCGGTGTCGAGTCCATATCGCTGAAGTGTATGATCTCAGCCATACAACTCCAAGTTCATCTTATCCCCTTTTCTAGTGACTGGATAGCCACTCCTCAGGCGACGGCCTTGGCCGCCGCCCAAAGGGCAACTACTCGCCTACTTCCGTCTTCTCATCTATCAGGATGTAACCCTCGACGACCCAGAACCGGCCGAAGGCAGAGGTAATATGGCCGGCGTCCATTGCGTCCCAGATCGCCTCGTGGACTGCTTCATCCTCGGTGATGTACTCGTCTTCGAGATTCAGCTTCGCTACATACACTACACACTACCTCACTCGCTCCGTCGTCCTTACCTCTATTATACCCTAGCACAAGGCTAGCAGAATAGAGGTCAGAGCGGCTTGTCGAAATCCGCGCCGAGCCTGTCGACGATATACGCATTCAGCTTTGCGTACACCGTTCGAGTGGCGGGACGGCCGGGCAGGTCTAGAAGTTCCTGCGCGATAGTACGAGCTGAGCGGCCACGCCGCTTCATGCCTTTGATCTCCAGGCTCAAGGCTGCTCGCAAGGCGAGTACGCTGGCCATGCGAGTCTGCTCTTCGCCCGAGATGCTGAAGCCTTCGCTCATTGTCATCCCCTTTTCTAGTGACCTGATAGCCACTCCGCAGGCGACACCTCGCGGTGCCGCCCACAGGGCAGTTACCTAGACTTCCAATTCCGTCTTGCCGCAGCTCGGGCAGACATAGGAAGTGTTCATCCCGTCGCCGAGAATGTAGTGGTGACGGATATGGAACGCAGCGCCGCAATCGCACACGAACTCGATCTCCAGGATGCTCGACCACTTCGGCGTTGTCCTGGCGACGAGTTCCGCGTTGTACTGGCCAGGGTTGTCGTAACCCGCGGCAAGCACAGCTCGGACGCGGCAGTCGCGCTCCCACTCCGCGATCATGTCGCCACAGTCGCCGCTCGGGTCGCCCATTGGATCGGGCTCGGCGGTAATGTAGCTCCAGACTGCGGACGCGGCGCGGCTTAGCTTGCTCGCTGCGTACCGCACGGCAGGCGCTTCCTGCTCCCACGGAATCAGCTCGTAGTCGTCGCTGTCCATCGTATCCCCTTTTCTGTTCGTGGCTGGATAGCCACTCCGCAGGCGACACCTCGCGGTGCCGCCCACAGGGCAGTTACCTTCAGTCCTGCTGCTTCGCCCGGTTGCGCAGGAAGTTGATAAAGTCTTCCATGCGTTCCTCTCGCCAGTCGCGGAGTTCCCACTCGGCTATTGGCTTCAGCGGGGCGTGGTACGCTTCGATGTACGCTAGGTACGCAAATTCCTCGGGCGACAGGTCGCCGTCGAATGCTGGATCGTACTCTGGCTGGTCATCGAACGCCTCAGCCTCAGTGCGCACCTCGCACCTCCAGACGCTGGCCCTTGCCCAGGCCGAGGCCCAGACCATAGAGGCGGAAGTGCTCTTCGCACATGAATGCCCACGGCCCGTGAATCGTCGCGCCATCGTACAGCGCAGGCTCGGGCTCGCGAGTGCCGTGGACAAAGCTACACGATGGTAGCTCGTCGACCACAACCTTCGTGTTCGGCATTGTATCCCCTTTTCTGTTCAGTGACTATTCCCTCTAGCCACTCTCCGGGCGACAGGCGCGGTTACGCCTGCCTCCCAGAGGGCAGTTACAGGAACTCTTCCGGCAGTTCCTCTAGCCAGTAGGCGCGACTGGAATGCTTAGGCTTATATGCCCAGCCGTTCCACCATCGTGCGAGGCGAATCAGGATCTCGCTCATCGCGGCGGGAACAGGTCGTTGAAGTTCGTGCCGGGCGCGTACTTGCTGGCGTCCACGCCACGATAGAACTTGACCAGACGGCCGAGGTTCTCATGATGAGGAGCGACGGTATCGAAGCTGCCGTGCGTAGTGCGGTGCCACGTCTGAACGTAACCGCCGGGGTAGTCATTCGAATGACTGGCTACCTCGGTGATCTCACAGACCCGAAGGTCATTGTTCCAGAACTTGAGACCAACCTCGATCGGGAAAGCGTCGACACTGTAGTGCGTCGCCTTGTCCATTGTATCCCCTTTTCTAGTGACTTCGACTTTCGATAGCCACTCCCCGGACGACGGTGATTTCTCGCCGCCGTCCGGAGGGCAGTTACCTAATGCCTAGAGGTCGAGCTCAGCCAGGATATTGCCGTCGCCGACCGGCGACATATCCTCGGCGACATCCTGCGTCTCAATCGCGTAGGCGAGGTCGCGCAGGCAGGCTCCGACAGTCTCGCGGTCGATGCCGTGGCCGAGAGCGATTCGCGCAGCCAGCGTCGAGTTGAACTCAAGCAGTCCGAGCGCGAATGCCTTACGCTCGTGCGCTTCCTCGTAGTCGCCAACAACAGGCTGCTCGATTTCGCCGTTGCTCATCGTAATCCCCTTTTCTAGTGGCGTACGTTCGTAGCCACTCCCCGGGCGACACCGCTTAGGTGCCGCCCAGAGGGCAGTTACGCCGTAGCGTACTCGGAGAACATTGCCCAGTTCTCGGGAAGGGCACTCCACAACTCGCGGAGTTCCTCATCGTCGACGACGAGCGGCCTGCTGAACCGCTCGCCGTCCCGGAGCAGCACGATCCGGGATACGCCGAGCAGGTGGGCGTCGCACTTATTCCGGCCGTCGCACGCGCAGGCCATTACTTAGCCGCCTGCGCGTAGAACTCGATCTTGCTCTTCAGCGCGGCGCGGATGCTACCGGGCGCCTCAACGGCGTCGAGCAGCCACATCGCGGTGTTGGCGAGTTCCCGGATGGCTTCGTCCTTATCCATCTCAATCCCCTTTTCTAGCAGCCGAATGGCCACTCCCCCGGCGACGGCCGTAGCCGCCGCCCGGAGGGCAGTCACTTAGTCGCAGGTACAGCCGACCAGCTTCGCCGGCAGGTGATTCGGAAACTGCCTCGTAATCGGGCAGACCGGCCGGAGGTCCCTAGCCGGGCACGGGCATTCCTCGGTACGCCAGGTGACGTAGAAGATGCTCCGCGCCCCGATGTAGCTGATGTTCTTAGTGCTCCATCGGAGGTCAGGATGGTTAACGCACGTCAGCTCGATGTGCTCGCCGTACTCGGCGAAGGCTACGATGCGACCGTCGTTGTCCATTTATATCCCCTTTTCTATTCAGCAGCCTGGATGGCCACTCCCCGGGCGACGGGGAAACCCCGCCGCCCGGAGGGCAGTCACCTAGCCGTCGATCTCACCCATATCGATCAGCATCGCGCGTGCCTCTTTAGCGTTCTCCGCGAGGCCACTTTCGACGAGTGCCTGGATCTTAGCCTTAGTGCTCATCGTTATCCCCTTTTCTATTCAGCAGCTACGATAGCCACTCCTCGGGCGACGGCCGAAGCCGCCGCCCAAAGGGCAGTTACCTACGCCTTCCTACGGCCCAGTGCCTTACCGTCCGCGTCGCGGTTCGCCGGTGACTTCTGGAAGTGCCCGTACGCCTTAATCGCGATATAGACAAGCCTCTCGTCCATCGCGACGGGAAGGGCGTACAGCTCCGGGAACTCGGCACGCAGCCAGTCGCAGTAGCGCTTCGCCACGGGCGAGAGTTCCTTATCGGCGTAGCCCTTAAGGCCAGACGATACGGTCGCCTTCTTAGCAGACTCCGCAGCGGACTTCGCCTCCGCCAGTTCCGCCTCCGCAGCCGCGATCCGTGCGTCGCGCTCGGCGAGCAGGGCCTTAAGCTCAGCCAGCTCGGCAGCAGCGGACTTACGGGCGGCACGGGCGACGGTCGCCGGAGTAGCAGTCTCGTTAGCCATTTTCTTCCCCTTTTCGAGCATTTTCGACTACCGGGATCGGTAGCCGGCGCGCACGTTCGCGAGCAGTTTTCGACGGCTTCGAAAAGCACGCGAACGCGACGCCGGGTAGATATCCCGTACGGAGCACCCATCGGTAAAGAGAGTGCTCCCTAGGAAAAGGGGGGATATTCGCTATGTAGGTTTCAAGAATCAGTCGGGACGCTCCGGGCCGAATCGCTAAGGGCACTACTAATACCCTATCGTCGCTATCCTACGGAGCGGGACGGGAGCACCTCCCGCCGAGCACCTTCGCCGGTCCCCCGCGCGCGACGCGCGCGCGGCCCGGCCCACCCTCCTATCTAACGGTCTAACCTTATAGCTAAAGCTTATCGTACTATCCGGCCCTAGCATATAGCTATCTAGGACTATCTTAGGACTAGATAGGGACTAGATTTTCGTAGCCCAAAATAACTAGTCGCGCGCCTATCGGTCGTAGTCCTTTAGGACTAGATTTTCGACGCACACGTAGCCCGAAAGGACTAGACGCGGGTGGGCGCGCGTAGCCCGAAAGGACTAGTCCCGCGACGCACACACCGCCCGAATTAACTACTCGCGGCGGGCGCGACGTAGTTCGAAGTAACTAGTCCGCATAGCCCGAATTAACTAGTTCGCGCCCATCGGTGGGGGCTCGAAAGGACTATCCGTGGGTCCATCGGTCGTAGTTATTCCGGAGGGTATCGCCATAGTTATAGGGAGGGGGTCGACTACACTCGCGCGTAGTTCGAAAGGACTAGGCCACGCCCATCGGTGGGTAGCCCGAAAGGACTATAGGCGACCATCGGTGACTGTAGTCGACCCCTCCCAGATAACTAGTCCGGGACCGGCGTAGCTGGGGCTCATAGAAATCGCAACCAATTTTTAGCAGCGTCTAAAATGGGGGAATTCCTGTTGCGTAGACGTGAAAAAGCCCGGCCCCCATTGCTGAGGACCGGGCTCTGGCTAGACCCACCCGCGTGGGCGGCTACTGGGGATAGTTAACACGCGGGCGGGGGCTTTTGAGAGTTTTTGATTTCATCCGGATCCAGGCTGAACAGGATCTTCAGGTCGAATGCTGCGTGCTGGGCCTCTTCGGCTGCTGCGTGTGCCTTCGCCCGGTTGCCGGAGTATGCCGCGGCCAGGCATCTACGCACGGCAACCTGGACTTTGGATGCGGCTGCGGTGAGCTCATCACGAGTCGGCATTGACATCAGACTGGGTATCCCTGTTCGTTGTAGCGTTCCTCTTCGGCGGCGTGTTCCTCGCAGAAGTATGGCACACGCGGATCTCCATCGCCAAAGATCATGGCTACCTTGGCTTCCCGCTCGCAGCGCGGCTCGGTGCCGTACCGGCTCCAGTCGCATCGATGCCCGGTGTCAGGGTATAGCTCGAAGTTAGTGTCCCCACAGCCATTGCACGCGATATCGGCGCGGGTGATTATGATTGGCATGGCTACCCCGTGAACTTCACGTTGACGACTTCGGCGCCACTAGACTTTTTGTCGCCAGACCTCTCGCGCTCTTTGGCGCGGCGGTTTAGCTCGCGGCGAATTGCGGCGCGGTGCTCTGCCGACATGAAGAACGGGCTCCACTCCCGGCCCTTTGTGTTGATGAAGTCCTTGGGTGAGTACCCACGAGGGTAACGGTAGCTGTTCTTGTTAGAGTCCAGGGTCCAGCTCGACGTCATCACCCGCGTCCGGACTACGCCGCATCCTCGCTCGCACGAGCCAGTCATTGCGTATGACCCGTGGCGTATTCGCTCAATCGAGTCGTACAGATCCGCGTCCCACACGTGACCGAGGTCCCAGCAGACGAGGATGATAGTGTCAGTATCGGATAGCCATCTCTTAAAACCAGGTTCGAGCATTCATTCGCCTTTTCAGTAGGGGTACGACGGGCCGGTTATGAGGGCGTGGTTTCGGTCACACTCCGGCCCGCCGTACGGGGGTGTATTGCGAGAATCATCACACCTTAAGCATCACCGTCCCTCCCGTCGGTTTACCCGGACGGTACTAGTATACCGTACCCAGGGCCTATCAGGGAAGAGGGAATTTATAGTCAGGATATTTAGGATCTCCTGGCCAGAGCGATATAGCAAATTCTGGGTTCTCAGCAGCCCGGCGTAGGGCAACAATGGCGTGTCTGGATGCCGCCCGGATATGATCACTTCCCTTTACCCAGAGCTGCCATTTATGTAGGCGCTCATCTGTTGCCGTACCGAACGCCAAGGCGCGGGACTGGAAGTGAAGAGTTGAGTCGCCCATTCTCTTCTGGTACTTAAGCAATGTCAGCATCGCGCCTATGCGAACAGGGGAAAGGGTCTCAGGGTCCGTCGACTTGAAACCTGGGTCCTGGTCCCAGGCCTCGCAGATAAGAGCTGGCCCGTACATGTAATCAAGGGACTGAATCTCACCAGCGAGCCGCGCCAGCTCTACGGCCTGGTATGCTTCATCGCCGGTGAACTCGCCGTAGTCAATTTCAAGGATCTTCCGTGGCTCATTGCCGAATATACACTTGCGTTCTACAGTTATGACAAACCAGCCGGTCGTCGAGCCAGGGTCGATGCCCATTACGTGGATGTTCTTCGGCGGCACATTCCCTCCTGTCCCCTTGCCAGGCTGACCAGGATACTCCGATGCGGCCTGGCCAGCCTGGGCGCTGACCGGAAAGGCGAAAAACCGGCAAGGCGCAAGTAAATCCTACCGTACCGGCCGGGAAAAGGGAAGGGGGCAAAGGAAAAAATTCTATTTTGATATAGACTTCGCTCGTAACCTAGCGTATACTTAGAGTTTACCTAGAATTTAAGTTGGCGGGCCGGGGAGCAAGGGGAGGGAGCTTCAACCCAGCCCGCCAAGGCGATGGTTACCGTAGGAGGGGTCCATCTATGAACGAGTATACCCGGTCGCGGGCGAGAAGTAAAGCCCGAATTACGAACATCTTTAAAACGTGAGCCTGCGAGGGGAGAAACACTTCCCATTCCTCGTCGCGGCAGAATACTACCGCAGCCTAGGCTGGTCAGGAACGATCCCGGTCACTCGCTGGGGAACAAAGGCTCCGCTTGCCAAGGGAGTAACTGGTTACAACGGTGTTGATGCTGGTACTGATCTACTTGCGCAGCTTATATCCGAATTCCCGACCGCTAATATAGGGATTAGACTGCCCTGGGACGTCATTGGGATTGACGTAGATGCCTATGACGGTCGTCAAGGCTGGAAGACAATACAGTATATCGAGCGCAGGGTTAACTGTCCACTGCCGCCGACCTGGCGCTCGACCTCCCGCGCACCCGAAGATGGTGTTTCAGGAATCTACCTGTACAGAGCGACCCGCGCCAGGACACAAGTATGGGTAACGGACCTTGGCGTCGGCTCTGGAGTCGAGATTGCGCAATTCCATCACCGGTTTGCTACCGTTTCACCTAGCATTCATAACACGACCGGCCGTGAGTACAAATGGTGGTGGCGAGAGATCCTGGTTGACCCACCGCGCCCAGAAGAGCTGCCTGAACTGCCTGAGCCCTGGAACCAGTACCTGCTATCCTCGCGCGAGTACGTAACAAACTCGGCGAAAGCTGCCTCGAAGGATGTACTAGCCTGGTTCGCCCGTGTGAGTGGCGGGGAGATGTGCCGTTACATGGGCCTGGAGGCTGATAAGGAAGCCATCAAGATAAAAAGGGCGATTGAACAGGGCGGTCTTCACGATTGCGTCGTCGCGGCAGTCACTCATTTGTGCTCTAACGCGGCCGAGGGGCACCGCGGCCTTGAACTTTCGCTGAATATTCTCGAAGATGCCTTTATGGCAGCAGGACGGCGACGCAATCTCCGGTCGGAGTGGGAGTCGGCCGTCAATACAGCAAGAGCAAAGGCGGCGTCATTGCCGCAAGAAGATGTAGACGTGTGCTCGATGCGTGCGGAATGGAGGCGGACATCGTGAGTAGCGATAACGGGCAACGGAAACTCCGTGGAGGAATACAGCAGGTTAGAATTAGTGATATCCCGACCGCCGAGAATGACCCTTACCCGGCCGCGAGAGCGCGCATATTCGCTAACCGGCAAGCAAACGAGGAATATGACCAGGCAATCCTGGTCGAAGGCGGCGATGAAGCACTATTCGATACCATCAATACCGCCGACATAGGCGAGCCAGCGACGGTCGAGTACAGCGCTAGTGGTGTTCTACTGTCTACGGGCATCCATAGGATCTCAGGGCCACCCGGAGGCGGCAAGACTAGGTTCGCCTACTGGGAGGTCATACAAAGGGTCAAGGCAGGAGAGTACTGGGCAGTCTTTGACCAGGAGATGGGCCCGGAACGTTTCAAGCAGGCAATGATTCAGCTCGGGGCGACCGATGAAGACCTCGGCAATATCGACTACGTCATCACAAAGAGCGGCATAGTCCCGAATCTGGTTCGCCACGGTCGTGCTTTCATGCGGTTCCTCAACAAACGGCATATCGACGGCATACTATACGACTCGCAGACGGTATTCCTTGGGGCTTGCGGGATTTCTGAGAATGACGCACAAGGCGTCAGGAACTGGACTGTATCTGCGTGTTCCGATATCGGATGCGCTATCATAGTAGACCATATAGGACGTGGAAGTAATGAACATGGACGAGGATCATCTGATAAAGAAGCAGCTTGTGATGTCGACATTATACTCAAAGTCGACATGCCGTTCGCTATGGGATTGCACGGCTCGATAGTCCTGAAGGTGAATAAGGACCGATCCGGAACAATACCAGTCGGCTCGGAAATAGCCGTGAATGTAGTGTGTAACCCGGACGACGACGGTATGGTATTTAGCCCGGCTTCCTGGGGGATAGCAGACTATTCGGACCCGCTTACGGTAGCAGAACATCTATCGCTACTTCTCATAAGGACAGGCCGCGATTACGCTCTAGCGCGAGAACTACAAGCAGAACTAAAAGGCCAAAAGCAAGATCGTCTAGCAAAGATACAGGAGGCGGTCGAGAATGGTGAAATAATCGAGGAAATTGTAGGAAGAACTCGTCATTATTCTGAGGTATAAAATACGGTACCGCTCGGTACCGCATCCCGAATTCGTACCGGATCGGCACTAGGCGAGTATCGGTACGTACCCCGGATATACCCGTAGGGTATCCGGTAGGTACCGTATACGAGTGCCCGGGGACCGAAAGATATACTGCAAGGATGTATAAATGGGAACTAGAAGCTATACGGTAATGGTTTGGCTAGCGAATCACCCCGGGTCAACGGCGTACGAGATATCTCGTGGCATTCCTGGCGCGGACCCTCTCAAAGTGCTGGATATTCTGTTCGAAGCGGAACGGGAGAGTTTTGTTACCTGCCAGCGCGAAGTGAATGGGTTGGCATTCTTCTGGTGGGTGAAGTTCGACCCGGTGCCGGTCCGCCTAGTTAATGATAAAGCGCCCGGAAGTCCTGTGGACCGTCCGTCTTTGGGAAACGATGCCACCGGGCACGGTTGAGGGGCTCGTCGGCCCACTCGGGCGGTGTCACCGGGAATCCCTTGAGGACAAGCTCGGCGGTTATGTCAGGCTCCAGGATCTGGCGCGGGCTGCGCGGGCCGAATGGAGTCCATGGAGTTGCGAAAAGTTCACGGCTAACGTTAGGC